TATGGGGTATGTTGTGTTTTTTGTTTTTGTTTTTATATTTAAATTTTAAATATAAAAGCAGTTCAATTTTTTTATTATACGTTCATTTATTATACGTTCATTTATTATACGTTCATTTATTATACGCGATGAGCTTATCCATAGGTCGCGCGCATTTCAGCATACGTCATGTGACGCCCCGTCTTTTCTTTAAATTCTTTATCGCCATCGGTCATTATTTTTGTTAATTCATTTATCATTTTATTCGGGTCGTCTATTTCTTTATTATTTAGTTCCGCGGTTTTTTCCATACCTTCTTTTTCTAACTTTTTGATTAATTTATTTAAATCAACGGGTTGGGTGGTGGTCTCTTGGGTAAGAGGGTTTTGTATTTGTTTTTCCATTATATTCTCTAATTCAAGTAAATATTTATATTATTTATAATTTATAATTTATAATTTATATAATAATTTTATAATATTTTATTTCACTTTTGCTTTCTAAAAAGTGATGTGATGAGAGAAAGTTAGGGTTTCTTGGTGGTGCGTATTTTTATTTTGGATTTTTTGAGAGGTCAACAGTGTAAATAAACATAGAACATTATTTATATTTAAATTATAAAAATAATATTATTTAATTATATAATGACGAAAACCGTAAAAAGAGGAAAGTTAAGAAAACTAAAAAGAGCAAGGTTTAGTAAAAAATCGTTCAAAAAAGGGGGAGGTTTCATGTCTAGTTTCTCTATGCCCGGTTTCTCCGGAAATAAGGTGCCAGAAAAAACTATGTATTTCGATTTTGATAAAGATTTTAAGATTTATCGTAAAAGTGGTGGTCAACCTGTTTATATGGAAACAGCTACAAGACTTGAAGATGGTAGTAGACAAATTATTATTGATTTTTCAAACGCCACTAATACAGCGAGATGCCTTGGTTTAGGATTGGCAATAAGAAAAGCTATTATTTTTTTCATTTCTAAAATATCATACAATAATCCTAGTGCGATTAAATACGCAAATGATAATATTAAATTGAATAAAGATAATGTTTGTCTTAGTACAAATAATAAAATCGTATTAGTTTACAATACGAATGGGGTGAAAGAATTTACACTCAATGGTATATCCCTCATAGCCGATAACATAAGTTCTCCTAGAGATATCAATGAACTTATTAAAGACTACCATGATACGTTAGTAGGAAAGGGTAAACTATTTAATGCGAATGGTGGTGAGAAATTAAGTAATGAGAGTTCCGTAGTGATAGACCAAGCTGAGAGAATGGAAGGTAATAATCAAGTATAGTTCCATTATAGAATATTGGTTAATCAAAAATGATTATATTCCAGACAGCACTCGGCAACCCTAACCCCCGGTAACCCTGGTAACTCGCCCGTAATGCACCCAACACCAAGTTTTCTATCGAATGAGACGACCCTTGTGAAAAAAGACCCCTCCTATAGGGCATTTACGCGAAACGAGAAATGAGTGACAAAAAACGGATATGAGTGACAAAAAAGGACCCCTTTATAGGAGCCCTTTTTTGTTTTGTTTTTATTTTTATTTTGTTTTGTTTTTAATTAAGCGACGACGACGAGTTGGGTGTCTAGATGGAGTACCTTTTTCAAGGCGTTGGTTTTTGCGGGGTCTTGTTGGACGGGTTCTTCTTCGTCCCCGGATTCGGAGGAGGTGTCTGATGCCCAACAATGTTTGCGCTTGGGCTTGGGGTCGGTGTTTTTCTGGATGTAGGCATTGAACGCCTCGACGGTGGCAATGACGGGCGTTACCTGGACGGCTTGGACCGGTTTGATAACAACAGGTCGTGCTGGAATAGTCATGAGTACGGTGGCATAGGATTGTTTGTCGGGCGTTTTCTTATGGATGACCATGGTGGAAATAGGGGTGACCTTGATGTCGGGTTTTTTGGGTTCGGGGGCAGATTCTGGAGGTGTGGATGGTTCAGGACGCGTCGCTGGTTTGGTTTCGGGGCAATACTTGACGGTATGCCCTTTTTGTTTACAACAGTGACAGGTGTTGTTCAACAAAGTGGGGCAAATAACTTTTCCGCGGTTGTTTTTGGTCTTGTGCGAGGTATATATCTCTTCGGGTTTTCCCGCATCAATACATACTTTACATGGTTTTTTGTTTGACGACATATTTCGATTTTGAAGTGTTTTGAGTTTTGATGTGTTTTGTTTTTTGATTACTTATCTTTTTTATTAGTATTTTAAAATCAATTTTTTTATTTTTTATATAAGTTTTAAAAAAATTGAATATATTTTTTGGCTGTTATAAGTATTCAACAAACTACATCAAACATATCAAATATGAACATTCAGGAAAAATATAACGAATTCCTCGCATACAAGGGGATTGACTACAAGCAACACCAGTACGACGGGTTGGAATGGTGCGTCTCCCGTGAGACTGCTAAAGCGCCGCTTCACGGGGTGCGTGGCGGATTCATCGCGGACGAGATGGGACTCGGCAAAACCATCATGACCATTGGTCTCATCGTGGTGAATTTCTTGGAATACCGTCGCACGCTGGTCGTGTTACCAAGCATACTCGTGGACCAGTGGGCACAGGAAATCTACCGCACCACCGGTCATGTCGCATTGGTTTACCACGGGTCATCCAAACGAAAGATTACCAAAGAACGCCTACAACGCGCGCCAGTAGTGCTTACTACCTACGGCATACTCGTGGGAAGCAAACGCAGTAAAAAGGAAAACCTATTACATGCGGTTGAATGGGACCGCGTGATTTTCGACGAGGCTCACCATTTGCGCAATAAGAACTCGCGATTTTTAAGCGCCAAGAATTTGAAAGCACGTTCCAGGTGGTTGATTTCGGGCACTCCGGTACAGAACAAGATAAAGGATTTCTTCAACATGTGTAACATGCTGGGATTACCCGCGTCGTTTTATACGCACGCCGACAATCGCGAGGTGATACTAAGGGAATTCATATTGCGCCGTACCAAACAACAAGTGGGAATACAGATGCCAGCGGTGGAAAGCATTACCAAGACAGTCGCATGGCAAAACGAGGAGGAGAAGAAATTCGCCAAAGATATTCACCAGGCAGTCGCCTATCCCAAGACCAAGCTCAAGATGATGAATTATGCTCGACAGACTTGTATATTGCCGTCGATGATGACGTCCAAGGTGAGTTCATTGATTAACGACAGTATTATCTACCCTGAGCATTTCATGACGACGGCTACGAATTACTCGTCCAAGATTGACGCGCTTATTGCTGGACTGGTCGAGCGCCGGGATAACGGCAATGGCAAGATTATATTCTGTCATTATCGCCAGGAAATCGACGAAATTAAAAGGCGCCTTATGATGTCGGGATTTGAGAAAATCGTCATCTTTGATTCGCGATTAGGCTTAGCAAAACGCATGAAACTATTGAATGAAACCGTTATCGAGGTATTGATTATACAAATAAAGACTGGTTCTGAGGGTTTGAATTTACAGAAAAATTTCAGTGAGATATATTTCGTAAGTCCTAATTGGAATCCGGCGATTCAAGACCAGGCAATCGCCAGGTGCCACCGCATTGGCCAGACCAAAGATGTCCAGGTATTTCACTATATCATGGACTCCTTCGACGATGAGAACAGGTTGATTACCATGGACAAGTATATCGAATTAGTACTAGAGGATAAACGTATCATCATTGAAGATGTTATTCCTCAATAAATTTTAAAACAATTTTACTCTTGTATATTTATGTCAATGAGAGAAAGTTAGGGTTATCCCCTTTTTCTTATTATTTATCCACCAGGATTTCCTTAGCTACGGTCCTGATGATTTTATTGTAATTCTTTTGGGCTTTTTCTTTGTCTATTTCACCCAAGCTATTATCAATCAGTTTCGTATAAATATCACTTTTTTTACTAGTAGGGTCTTTGTATTCCGGGTTGGCTTTCGCCCAAAGATTCATTTGCTTGACATTCTTGTGTTCAATCGCCTTGATGGCTTTTATCATTTGCTCTTTATCCTGGTCTTTATGCCAGGTGTCGTTGTTTTTCACATGAATGACCTCCCTTTTTAGGTCACTACAGTGAATCGGGCGTTTCGTTATATCTAACTTATTTAATCCATTCACTAATATGTTAGTGATGCCACCGCAATACCCAAGAGGTCCAAAATTCTCAAAATCGGTAAGGGTTAGTATCAACGATTCCAAGAAATCACTGAGATTTAACGCGTCTTTACAAGTCTCATTCAAGAATACCTGAAGATTAAAATTGTTGTTTTGTGTTAGATTATTATTACTATTCGTTGTGATGATGCTTCGTTCCTTACTCATCTCAAGCATTTGTTTGTTCTGTTCAATGATGAGTTCCTTGAATTCCTGGTTCTGTTTCAAAAGCTCAAGTATCAAATCGCCAGAGTATTGATTGTTTCCCGGATGTGGTTCTGGCTCTTCTACATTCATTGTTATGTTTTCTGGTTTTGAGTCACACTTCTTTTTATGATACCATAAACTTGAATGATGCTTATATGATTTTCCACAAATACATGTATAATTATTATCACTCATTTGGGGTAAATGGGGATTTTTTGTAGTATTTCCTGTAGTATTTTGTAGTATTTGCGTTCTTTTAGCATGTTTAGGTGTCATTATATGTTTTTCGTAATCTTTTTTGTTACGTGTGTTGTATTGACAACATTCACATAAAAATTTGGGGATTTCTTGGGGTTTTATTGTAGTATTCATGTAGTATATTATACTACAAGAAAATCCCCTAAATCCTTTTCCTTAAAAAACCTTAAAATTATGCTCACAAAATTATGCTCTCGTGGTTTATTCCAGGTAATTTCCAAGAGAGCTTTATGCTCTAAATGACCCTCAAAAACACTGTTTTTAACATGAATCCCTGGTATTTTCAAAAATGGACATACCAAAAATGTCCATTTTTACTTTTTCCAATTACTTTTGACTGAAAATTAGAATTTTCAAGATAAAACAAGGCCTTACCATAATTATCAATTTTTTTCAAACCTCGAAATATGGGACATCTTTTAGTATACCTTTTTTAATACCCTTTTTACCTTTTGAAAATAGGGGTCAATGAGAGAAATAGGGGGCAACCCTAACTTACACCCCTGAAATCGCCCATTTGTGTTCAAGGGTCTACGCATTTGTTCAAAAACGGGGGTACCGTTTATGGCTATATGGGTGAACCATGGATATACCGCGAAACGAGAAATGAGTGAGGAAATACGGGTATGAGTGATGTTTTCCCTACCGGGAATGCTATAGGTGGCGGGGTTAGGGTTCGCCTGGGTAGACCCGGGTTAGGGGAACACCTAGCTTTCTCTCATGGGGTGTCTTTTTTGAAAGTAAAAAGGGGGGATAAACAAGTCAATAAATACAGTACAACATCATTATATACTTGATTTATTGAGTTGTTGAATTATATCAAAGAGAGAAAACATGGGTCATTTATGGGGGTCATGGGACTTATTGACTTGTTGAATTGTTAGTTCTTATTCAAATGTTGAATTATTTACCCCTTATTGACTTGTTGATTTACTATGTAATGAGAGAAACGCCGAAACGATAAATGAGTGACAATCTATGGAAATCGCCCATGTTTTTACCCTATGCGATTGTTGAGTTATGCTATAAGGTAATATTGGGATAATTCCCGTGATACTTTATTTATATATCGTTTTGTTTTATAATACAACAACTAGATATCTCATTCTTGTATTATGCTGAAACGAGAAATGAGTGACAATCCATGGAAATGAGTCACAAAAAAGGTCGTATTATAAACAAGTCAACAAATGGATATCTAGTTGTTGTTTTATAATACAACAAACGGATATCTACTTGTGCGTTTCTTTTATTTACTTGTGGGATTGCTATTTAGATGTTGAATTGTTATTTAGATGTTGACTTGTATAAAACAACATCTTAACGGACTTGGCAATTTTTGGCACTCATTTTTTGGAAAAAAATTACAAAAATCTTCTCTCCCTTGATTTCAGTGCGTTCAAAAAAAAATTGAAAACTTTTATTTCCAATGAAATCATTTTACTCAAACAAACCAAACAAAGCAACAAGCAAACAACAACAAAACAACAAAGCAACAATGTCATCAATTTCTAAAATCGTTAACATCTTAAGTGCCAAGTACGGATTCGACATCAAGGAAGCTACCGAACATGTCAAAGCCGAAATCCAAGCCTACAAGAACATGACCAAGGAAGAAAAGGATGCCATCAAGGAAGCCGAAAAGCAAGCTAAAGTGGCCGCAAAGGAAGCCGCTAAGCAAGCCAAGGAAGAAGCCAAGCTTGCCGCCAAGCAAGAGCGTGAAGCCAAGAAGGCCGAAAAAGCCAGTAAGCCTAAGGCGCCACGCACTGAAAAGCAAGAAGCAGCATTCCAAAAGATGATTGCTGCCAACAAGGCTAAGCGTGAAGCCAAGTTAGCTGCCAAGGAGCTTGGTGAAAACGTAGTCGTTTCTGCGGAATCACCTGTCAATGACGAAGCATACCAAGCTGAAATGAATGCCAAGTTCGAGCAACACGAGGCTGCCGAGAAAAAGGTCAAGAAGGAGAAAAAGTCCAAGAAAACCGCTGAAACCGTCGAAGTCTCTACCTTGTTACCACCATTACTCATGCCTGAAGAGGAGGTCGCACCTGTTGAGGAAAAGAAGAAGGTAAAGAAGGAGAAAAAGACCAAGAAACCTGTCGAGGAATCAGCGGATGACAAGATGTTGGCGGTATTCGATAACGTATAAATAAAAAAAAAATAAAAAAAATAAAAAAAGGGGGCTAACAACCCTCTTTTTTTACGTCTCTTGCTTGTTTTCGCCCTCTTTCAAAAAAAATTGAAAACCTTTTTTTCCAAAGGTTTCATATTACTCAAACAAATCAAACAAACGCTACAAGCAACAAATCAACAAAACAACAATGTCAAGTATTACTAAAATCGTCAACATCTTAAGTGCCAAATACGGTTTCGACATCAAGGAAGCTACTGAACATGTCAAAGCCGAAATCCAAGCGGTCAAGAATTTGACCAAGGAAGAAAAGGCTGCCATCAAGGAAGCCGAGAAGCTAGCCAAAGCTGCTGCCAAGGAAGCCCAAAAGCTCGCTGAAAAGCAAGTCAAAGCTGCTGCCAAGGAAGCCCAAAAGCAAGCCAAAGCGGCTGCCAAGGAAGCCCAAAAGCCAGCCCAACAACCTGAAAAGAACAAATATTTCGTTACCTTTCACAACAAGTCAAAACAAATGGATGCGGAGGACATTTCTTTGATTGAGGAGGACTACAAATTAGAATTCGTTTTCCAAGTTGAACAAATCACCGACGTCGAGATTGTTCCGCTTTGCGCCTCTAATCTCTCCGATTATGCCAAATTTGTCAAGAAAAACGCTGATGATATTGATGATAATGAATTTGATTCCATATGGTTCTCTTATCAAACACCATCTCAAATGAATTATACCTTTGTATTTCACGGCGAAGAGTACCAAGTCAAATTTCATATTGTCGAAAAGGCGCCATGCGCTAAAGCACCTGCCAAGAAGGTCCCAAAACCAGTCAAGGAAGTCAAGGTAGTCCAGCCAGTCCAACAACCAGAAAAAAACAAGTATATTGTCACCTTTAAAAACAAGTCAAAAAAAATGAATGAGGAGGACATCTATTTCATTGAAGAGAACGAGGACTACAAATTTGATTTCATTTACCAATTTCAGCAAACCGCCAACATCGAAAACATCGACGACGCTGCGATTGTTATGTATTGTGATTGCGCTATAACGGAAGGTGGGACATATCTTGATTTTGTCAAGAAACATCCGGATGTTGAATTTGATTTCATCGTGTTCTGTTTTGAACAGCCATCTCAAATGAATTATACCTTTGTATTTGATGACGAAGAGTATGAAGTCAAATTTCATATTGTCGAAAAATAAAAAAATAAAAATAAAAAAAGGGGCACCCTCTTGCCTCTTTTTTTAACACCCCTTCGCCATTTTTTATCTCTATCCATTTTTCGCCTATCTATAAAAAAAATTGAAAAGCTTTTTTTATTACTTTTTCATGTTACCCAAACAAATCAAAACTAACGCAACTAGCAATACTAACTTAACAATGTCTACTAAACAACAAGTCAAACAAGTCAATAAAGTTTTTAAACCTGTATTAAAGGAATTGAAAACTACTTTCAAGATTCGAGTCCAAACAGAAAAAGAGAATACCAAAGAAATGAAATTACGTGCGAAGGAGGAACGCGAACGCGCCAAGGAACAGCGAGCGCGCGAAAAAGAAAACGCACGTAATGCTAAGGCACAACAGCTGGAGCGTGAAAAACGTCAGCGTATCCACGATAAACAAACCAAGCGTTTTGAGTCGTTCAATCGTATGGTGCAAGTTGGTATTGCGTTACATAAGACGCATCTCGATGGTTTCACTACAGCACAATTCGTTGAAAAATACAAACAAATGTATGGCAATATCAATGCTTGGTCTGGCGTGGTCAATCCAGAAGATTATGATGGTGATGCCAGTATTCGTTCATTAATCTACGAAATGTCTCCGTCCTCTGCTCAGCACTGGTTTAAGTATGGTATGAAGAAGAATTCCTATCAAGTCGCGCCTTGGTCCTTTGTCAATAAGAAATTAGCCGATTTGAACCATGAATATGAATGGATGGTTACTACCGCAGGCACTGGTCGTGCCAAATCTAAGGGTACCTGGAAATTTGTATTTCATTTGTCGCGTGACAACTGGGACAATGAATTATTTGGACCACTCCCCGAAGATGATACTCTTTTGAAGGCAATAAATCAACGTAAAATTGGCAAACAAAACCAAAAAAACTAAATTTTAAATTGTAATTAACCTAACACGAAAAAGTGACCCACCACTTGGAGGGAATACCTTTTTTCACCCAAGTGCAATCCGGAGGTTTCAATCTTTCGTATAAATAAAATAAGGAGTTAAATAGATGCTTAAAATTAAAAATACTATATTCGTATCAAAGCTTCTAGTATTCAATAACGCACTTAATATGACCGCAAATACTACCAAAATACTATCTCCAAATAGAGCATTTATTCCAACTTCTTTAGCATATCCCTTAAAAAAGTCCAACATATTATTTGTTCCCAGCGGCATTATGGTAAATAGTATATAAAACAAATAATCAAAGATTACTTGAATCACTACACACAAAAAGGCAAACGCAGTTAACCCAACCTTTAAATCTAGGGTGTAAACTAAATATCTACCTAATAAAATGTATAAGACACCAATCAATATATCAGCAATCATGGCGGATAATCGGTATTTTTTATACCAACCTTCTAAAGTTAAACTCTTGTAATATATTCGTGAAAATGTGGCAAAAATAATGAACAAGTCTGCATATATATTTGCTGTAATGATTGGTATATATTCAAATTTATTTTTAAAGTCAGTCGTGGGTTTTACATTCGTTGTTTTTTCAACAATATAACAAATTAAAAATAATAATACAACTAGTAATATATTTTTCATTTATTTTATATATTTCATGTATAAAAAAAAGAAAAAATATTTTACTTAACTAATATATAAATGAGTTTAAAAAAAAGATCTTTTAGAAAGATACTCATTAAAAAAGGAGGAGGTGAAAAAGAAGATAGTGAAATGATAACAGCAATCTCGGAAAATAAAAAAGATGATGTCAAAGAATTACTAAATAAAGGTGCCAACCCCAATACAAAGGGCATTAACGGTATTCCAGGAATAATAATGGCGTCATTTATGGGTTACACTGATATTGTGCGATTATTACTAGAAAATGGAGCAGACATCAATGTTAAATACAACGATGGTAGGACAGCATTAATGTCAGCATCCCTTGAAGGTAATACGGATACTGTGAAATTATTACTGGAAAATGGTGCAAACATAAATGATAAAAGTAAAGATGGACGGACAGCATTAATCGCAGCATCATATTATGGTCACACTGATACTGTGAAAACATTACTAGAAAATGGCGCAAACATCAATGATCAAACCACTGATGGTAAGACGGCGTTAATATTTGCGACAACTAATGATCGTAAAGATACTATGAAATTATTAATAGAAAATGGCGCAGACGTTAATTTACGGGGTGGAAAAAGCCGGCGTCGTGGAAGAAAAATGAAAAATAGTCGTAAAAAGAGAAAAACTAGAAAAATTAAAAAATAAAAAAGAAAAATGTTCATAATGTATATTTTTCTTTTTTACATTTTTCCCCTCATTGTAAAAAAATTGAAATGCTTTTTCTCTCCTTGTATCATTTTACTAAAAACAAATCAAACCAAAACTAATAGTTAAAAAACAAAAAATCGAAAAATGTCAATCCCAAACATGAACGAAATCCCAGAAATTACTTTTGACGCATTCATCCAAGGCATGAATTTAGAAAAAGAATTCGAAATGGAAACAACAATGGAAACCATTGTCGCGGAAACCATTGAATGTCCTATTTGTATGGATGCGATTGAAGAAAACAAAAACAGTGTTATCACTGAATGTGGTCATAAGTTTCACTGTAGTTGTTTAATGAAAAATTCTTGTCATAATGGCTTTGATTGTCCATTATGCAGAGCCACAATGGTAGAAGATATGGAAGACGAGGATGATGACGATGATGAAGAGGAAGAATACGAGGATGATGATAGCAATACCGATGATTCTGAAACAAATGAAAACGAAGACCGCGAAAATATTGACGTTGTCGTTATTGAAGATTTAGAATGTTTATTAAATAATATGTGTTTTTATACAAATGCCTATTTAAACGACGATCATTTAAGCGGTTTCTCTGTTGAACATTCAATCATGGTAATGTTAAAATTAACCAATAATGAAGATTTATTGGATAATTTTGAAAGGTTTGTTATTAATGCGCATACTGAAAAAATATTAAAACTCATTGAAATTTACAGAAGAACTCGAATTTTAAGCGAACATTTCAAGAAACAAGCTGAAAAAGTGTCGCAAAAAAAAGAACAAGAATTATTTGCTCAAGAAGACATTAAAATGGAGGTTGTTGTTGCCGAAAAACCAGTCATGACAGTTGATGAAAGCATTCAAAAAATAAAAAATGTCTTGAAGGAAATCAGCGAACTCAATAGTTATGCTATTACCTTGATGAAACAAGTGACACCTGAGATTTTCCACAACAAATACCAACGAACTAACATAAGTGAATTCTTGAAAACATTGAACCTCAACAAAGCACGCGCTGGAAAGAATTATTTCATGGAAAACAAAAATCTTATTGACGAAGCGTTAAATTTATTAGAATGTAAAGAAAAAAACGAATAATTGTAGATGTAATTAATTAAAGAAAAAAGTGACCCGACACTTGACGGGAATACCTTTTTTCCCGAGTGTCACCTCGGGATGACAATAAATAAAAAAATTGAAATGCTTTTTCTCTCCTTGTATTATTTTACCAAAACCAAAACCTGAAAACAATAATACAAGTAAAATGAGTGAATATGTTCTTGATGTTGTGAATGACATGTTAAGACCACCTCCACCGTATGATTGCGGTGGAAACGCTGTAAAAATGTATATAAAAATAGATAAATATGGTAATGTAGATATAAAACAACAAGGTATATCTATATGTTCTGGTCACCCAAACCAATATTACCCGATAAGTGATTTGTTGATTATAAATGATAATATACCTATACCGGATTATATCATTGAAATTTTAAAAGAATTATTACCATCTAAAGCATGTCAATATACTGGATTATATCAACAACATTATCAAAATGTAATTTCATGTATAAAAATATTAAAAGAACAATTAAAAAAAAATGTGCGTAACCCTGAGAATGAAAAAGATGTAAAACTTAAATTAAAATATTCCACTACAAAAAATGAAATGTTGGAAAAGGAATTGCGAGAAATGGAAAATAAAATAAAAAATATACAAAAATCATATTTTGACATGGTAAAAGATAATGAAAAAATAAAAGAAGAAAATAAGTCATTACATGAAGAGGTTGTTCTGTTAAGAGATAAAAATAAATTATTAGTAGAAAAAAAATATAATAAATATGAAAATAAAATTATTGATAGTTCGATAAATTATTCTTATCATAATGAAAGAACTCCTCCAAAAACTCTACATAATTGTTGGACGAATCCTGGAGGTGCGACAATATATACTACAGAACGCGCAGCAAATAAAATGGTATATAATGATGAAACTGGTATTTATGAAGCTGGATATGAATAATGATGTCAAATTAAATAATCAAACGAAAAAAGTGACCCACCACTTGGAGGGAATACCTTTTTTCACGCATGCTTATCACGCCGATTTATTTATTTTTTCATTTTACTATCCAACACTACTTTTTTTGTTTGTAAATCAACTACATGAGCCCATTCAAATGAGTTTCTCTTGGTTGAAGGGTTTATATTCCGGTATTTTGTGAGAGGGTTCATTTCTTTCCAAATATCAGGTTTATCATTCCAACTTGTCTTTACTGTAAGTATTTTTTCATAAATTTCGGTAGCTTCTTCTAAAGTTTCTGTAAAATCATATATATCTCCAAAACCACCTGAGGCATCATAATGGTCACCCGCAAATATGGCATATTTTTGTATACTCATTTTGATTATTGATGATTTGATTTATCTATGTAATTTAAATTTATACGTAAAATAGTTATTCAATTTTTTTTATTTTAGCGATTCTGTAAAATAAAAAAAATTGAAATGCTTTATATTCAAATATATAATAATACCAAACATAAAACAACATATCATAAAATGACTGAAACTCAACAAAATATTATTGATTCCTCTTGTGAAAAAGCGACATCTACTGGTTCTGGTGAAAAACGAAAAAAGTTAAATCAAAAATTACCAACAAAAAAGCTGAAATTTGTGATTGAGGAAGACGAAAAAGAACGATTTGTAAAACAAGACATACGTAAGGATATTTTGGAAAATATGTTATTAAAGACTCATTTAAAAGGTAAGGAATTATTTGAATTAATTATGACAGAAAATGGACATTTGATTGATGAAAGAAGACAAGGATGGATTTTTGAAGTCCTTTGTCAAATCCTTATCATTCTAAAGTGTATAGAAAATATAAATTACACAGAAATTTATGACGGGCAATTAGATAATTTAAAACAAATAAAAAATATAAATTCTTTGTTAAAAGTCAGTATTGAGGGTCAAGGTGGTAAAAAGGTTGATATCGTCATTAAAAATAATGAATTTCATATTCCGTTTTCAATTAAATATAAAAATAAATTTTGTAGAACCGATGTCGTAGATATAAATGATGAAATTAAAGAACGAAATATCAATATAAAATTTAACATAGGATTAATTGTTAAGGATAAAGACATTTTTATAAATCACAAATATAAAAACGATACGGATAATGGTAAATTACATCACGATAAAATTATAGAAAATGGTTTATTATTTGACGAAAACGATGTTATCAAAGCTTTAGATGTGTTTAGTCAAAGATTCCGTAACAATACATTAAATGTAAATGATTTTATTGATTTCGTTAATACGGAATACTTATTGTCCCCAAGACAGCAATTGGTAAAAAAACTTCATCAGAAAATGGCTGAGCAAAAATTTATAAATTCATTCTTGTTAAATAAACATCGTATGTGGTGTATTGCGCATAAACCACGAAGCGGCAAGAGTATACTTATATTATCAATATGCAAGTATTTATTAGGAAATGGATACAATAAGTTATTAGTCATGACATCTGTTCCTCAAACGATAAATAGTTTTACAAAAGATTTAGACAAATGGATTGATTTTAAAAGTATTGATTATAGATTACAAAAAGATTTTGACTCAATTAATGAAACATTCAAAGGTATTGTCTTTTGTAGCACTGAATATTTAAAAGTCAATAAAAACCAAAAAAAAGAATACTTAAAAAATATTGGTTTCGATGCGATAATCACGGATGAAGCACATTTGGGCGGTTCAACCGAAAAAACCAAGACCGACATTTTGAATGTTGATAATGATATCGACGACATTCGTAAAAATATCAAACTCAATATATTTGCTTCTGGAACAGCAGACAAAACTAAAAAATATTATGGTATTCATGGTTCTTGCGTTTATGAGTGGGAAATTCAAGACGAAGCCTATATGAAAGAATTAATGAAACCTAATGTAAAAGACCGTGAAAAAATTATTGAAATAATGGTTAATCGTCATGGAAACATATTTGCGGAATGCTTAAACGAGGATACCTTAGATAAAGATTATTCAAAATACCCAACTCAGGTGTTAATGAAACATTCTATTCCTGAACCATTGATTGCGGAAATAGAAACATATAACAGTAAATATGGAACAAATTTTGGATATAATTGTTCTTCTTTGTTTGCGCTAAGACAATTTCTAAATGACAAAGGTGAACCCGAATATGCCGAAGAATTTGAATTATGCAAAGACAACGATGGAATATCTATATTAAAATATTTCTTGGAGTGCGTGATTTCTAAAAACAAGATGAAAAAAGATACCATAATGAAACAAATCGAAAACACTCAAACGAGTTATAATTCTAGAAAATCAACCGTTGAAAATCCATTACTATTTATCATGTATCTTCCTACGCATACAAGAAATAATACGATCGCATTATTACAAAAAACACTCAAAAAATTTATAGAAGACCATGAATTATGGGGTGATTACAACATTGAATATTCAAATTCTACCAATGATACTGGTAATGTCAAAGAAGAATATAATGAATACATTCGAACCATAATGGATAAAACCAAAAAAAACAATAAAAGAGGATGTATTTTACTATTAGGAAACAAAGGTAGTGTAGGTATTACATATCATGATTGTGATGTAACCATATCACTAGACGATGGTCATAATTTAGACAATCAAAAACAACGGTTTTCACGAGCATTAACAGAGGCAGATGGTAAAACTATTGGAATAAATGTTGATATGAATATTCAAAGAACGTATTTATATTTGATTGATATAATTCAAAAATATCGAAGAACCACCAAAACAACCAAAACAAATGCGGAAATTTTACATTATTTATTTGAACATAATATATTCTTGTTCGATCCTCAACAGATTAATAACGGGAAAATAACAACAACTGAAATACTATGTTATTATCAAAAAGAAGCAGATAATATGATGAAAGAAATTGACGACACTATTATTTTAGAAAACATAAATTGTAATAGTGACGATTTGCGTGATATGTTAATAAATATGATGGTTGAAAATAAAAAAAACCAAAATCAAATTAATAAAGATTTGGAAGGTGAACAACAAGATTGTCCTAAAGGCGATAAAACAAAGGTTCAAATTGACGCACCTTATATTGGAGATAATTTAGATGAAGAAATAGTTGAAGAAATTATTACAGAGAATCAAGTAAAATTGATAAACAAAACGCGTGAATTATGTAAATATATATTTCCGTATTTAGCTATAATTTCAAAGTCATATAAAATATTTGATTTTAAAGAAATACTAATATCTGAAAAAACTCAAAAGTTAGTTGTTTCATTATTAGAATATAAAAAAATTGAATTAATTAAAGATAATTATAGTATTATAGTAAATATAATGAACATTATTATAGACAATAATTCTGAAATTGTTAATAATATTCGTGAGATTTATAGCATAGCTCCTGATGATAAATTAAAAGGGTTAATCGAAAAACATTTTATACCTACAAATGATGAAAAAAAACAAAACGCAGAAGTTCCAACTCCTGCTAAATTAGTTGATGAAATGTTAAACACTATGCCTGAAGAGTTTTGGAAAAAACCTCACAAAGTATTTGAACCTTGCTGTGGTAAAGGAAATTTTGTATTAGGCATTTTCGATAAATTTTATAAAGGTCTTGAAGAAATGTATCCGGATGAAATAGATAGATGTCGTGTTATTATGACTGAGTGTATTTACTATGCGGATCTAACCGCGTTAAATGTTTTCATCACAACAGAAATAATGAAATGTCATGTTCAAAGCCGTTGTGGGTTGGATGAGTTGGATTATGAATTTAATAACTATACAGGAGATACTCTTGAATTAAATATTGAAGATAAATGGAATATTCATTTGGAAGATGTTTCAATAATCGGTAATCCTCCATACTCTACGGATCCATCAAAACCAGATACAAAACCTTTATATGATAAATTTATTGAAAAATATATTGGTGGTAAGTTATTATTATTTGTTGTTCCATCCAGATGGTTTATTGGTGGAAAAGGGTTAGATGGTTTTAGAGATTTTATGATGAAGCGAAAGGATATTGTGTTTATCCAACATGAAGAAAATTCTAAAAAATGGTTTGGGAATAATGTTGATATTGAAGGAGGTGTTAATTATTTCCTTAAAAATTCTTCTCACGATGGAGTCTGTTTATTTAATGGAGAACCATATGATTTATCCAAGTATGACTGTATTATTAAGCCAAAATATCATAAAATTATTGATATTATAAGTAATATGGAAAGTATTATAAAAAAATATTGCTCGTCGGGTTATTTTAAATATAGGACAAACGACAGCAGATTAAAAAATAACGGAAAAATAAAATGCTATGTTTCTTTACAAAAATCAAGCGATAGATGTAAATATATAGACTATTATGATTTTAATGAAACCAACACATTTTGGAAAGTTATTACCGCAAGGGCAAATGGAAAAAACCCTAATTTTGGGGCAAAATTTGTAGGAAACCCAACTGAAATTTATACTGATAGTTATATATCATTTCGTGTAAATAATGAAGACGAAGCAAAATCTTTATTAAGCTATTTGGAGACAAAGTTTGCGAATCATATGTTGTCGATTAGAAAAATATCACAAGATATAAGCGAGAATACTTGTAAATGGATACCATTAGTTCCATTAGATAGAACATGGACTGACGAGAGAGTATGCGAATATTTAAAAATAGAGCAAACTATGTATATTTAACTAATATAAATTTATAAAATAAAGAAAAAAGTGAATCGACAGTTGAAAGGAATATCTTTCAACATGTAAGATTCTTTATCAAACTTTTTTCTTGTGGTTGAATGAAACTTTGTATCTGTCTTTTTCTTGTAAGTTTGTTCTATTTCCTAAAAATATAAAATATTTATTTGCCAACGCATATTGTTTTGGTTTTTTGTCCTTTAAGACTCCGAGACGAACTTTCATAATCATTCCAACTTGCCATATTCGTTTATGTGTATATTTTTTGTTTTTGTATAACTTTTCTAATTTATCAATTGTATTTTGAACATCTTCCAATGTAGTATATTTTATGTGTATAGTGTCTTTGGGGTTTTTGTCAATATACACGTCAAATGATTTTTTGGGGTCATCTGGATTGAAAAAAAACTGTTTTTTAGTTTTATTTTTAGATTTCCTATTTACTTTTTTTGTTTTATGTTTCATAAATATACTATAACGAGAGAAAATAGTTACGATTATTTATTTATCACGTTATTCAAAAAATATTTATATATTTGAAAAGTATATGAAATATCTTGGCGGTAAACAACGTTTAGGAAAATATATTGCCCCGGTTTTATTAGATTTATGGGATTTATATGAACAAGTTTTCAACATAAAATTAACGACTTATTTTGAACCTTTTTGTGGTTCTCTCGGTGTATTAAAAAATATGACGGGGGTTAAAGCAAAAATAATCGCAAATGATTATCACCCAGACTTGATTGAAATGTGGAAAGAAGTAAAAGAAGGAACATTCGTTTATCCAAAATCCATTTCAGAGGAAGAATACTTGGAGGCAAAAAAACTTCCCAGTCCAAACGCATACAAAGCTTTTGTGGGTTTTGGAATGAGTTTTGGTGGAAGATTTTTTGGAGCATATTCTCAAAAATATTTGAATGATAAACCAGAAGATTTTTGTAAAGAAATGACCAACAGTTTAAAAAGAATCGCTCCACTGATACAAAAAGTGAAGTTCACCAACAAAGACTATACAGAATTTAAACCAAAGAAAATGTTTATCTATTGCGACCCTCCATATGCCTTTAATAAATATCCTATAAAATACCGCCGGGATACAAAAAAATACGATGTTTTTGACAATGACAAATTTTGGGAAGTCATGCGTGAATGGAGTAAAGAAAATATGGTTGTCATATCGGAAATCACCGCACCACCTGATTTTATCAATATATGGGAGCAAGAACGTTATCGCAGTGCGGCGCAAAGTAAAAAGACTCGTTTCAATAAAAACTCGGCAGTCGCATCAAACACGCACAATACCGAAAAATTATTTGTCCATGAATCAATTGCTAAAATATTATTGCCTTTATTGAAAAATTTGCCTGCGGTAGATGTATCAAAAAAATAAAATTGAATTATAATTGTGTCATTATGTGAGAGACATAATTATATAAAGAAAATTATACAAAGAAAATGACTATTCAAGTTTTAGTAAGTAATATTGATAACGAAACATTCCAAAAAATTCTGGATTATTATAACTCAAATAAATCCGGAGATGATGAAATCTTGGAACGATTAGACCGAGCCGAAGGTGGTTTTCAAATTAAACTTCCAGAAAATGAAATTGTTAAACGCGGTGAAAATTATAGGATCCGACAATTACGATGGAGTAAAGGCAATCTAATTGTCGCGCCGTATACCATCGGTTTTACAGAAAAACAAGAAATGTTATTATTTGACGCTTTGAATTATGCTTTGAATGGAAATGTCACCTGGAGGTAACTTTACGCGTACGACTTTTATTCGTTTTTCGCTGTTTAATGGTTTTGTTTTTCGCTGGTTGTCCGTGTGGATGATACGCATAAATCTTTTCATATTTATAAAAACGACTCGTCTTATCCAAGGTCCGTCTTTTTTTTATTTTCCACACCACCTTAAAGTCACTTGGTGCGTTTTCTTCTGATACAAAAACACAATTATCTTTGCTCCATTTTCGCATAGTATCCCAAAATAAATCATGGTCGAAATCGCCTGTAGAATAACCCTCGGTTGATTTATATGGCGGGTCACAGTATATCAACATGTTTTTGGGTTCATATTTATCATATGATTTATTATAAAAATATACATTACTTTTACGAATCGCGGGTGTTATTTTATCAATAGATGTTTTGAATTCATTCAAGAAATTACGACCACTATTTCCCGCCCATTTTTGAGCATAACCGGCGAAAAATTTCCCCCCAAAACTTAAACCAAACCCGGCAATTGCTTTCATCGCATTCGGGGATTTCGCATTTTTTAATCGATTGTATTGTTCTTCAGTGATATTTTTTGGAATATGAAGTGTGCCGTTTTTTATTTTTTTCCACATCTCAATTAAATCTGGTTGTTTATCTGATGCTATGTATTTTTTATAATCAAGATTAGTCATTTGTTTAAACACGCCGAGAGAACCGCAAAAAGGTTCTAAATACCCATTGACATTTTCTGGTGGACATTCTTTTGATATGAATTCGGCAATTAATTTTCCTATTCCATGTTTTCCTCCCAAATATTTCATTTTTATACTTATATTATAAGTATATTTTATTTACAATAATCAAAACTACACAATAAATATTATACAAAATACAATATTTATTTTATATATTTACATTTGTTTTTGAATATAAATCTAATCTTGTAAAGCATTATTCAACCCAGTATTTCTATAAATGCTTACTTGATTTACAATCAAATAAAATATAAACAACATATAAATACTCACTAGTAATTGAGCGGTTGGAGTAACTGGAGTGATATCACCATATCCAGTAGTAGTTAAAGTAGTAATTGTAAAATATATAATCGAAACTAATCTACTAAATGGTTCTTTTGGTAATCCTTTTATATCATCGTCTGTCGCCCAAAAAAATAGAAATAAAATATATACTATATTGAATAATATAAATTTAGTCCACATAAATATATATATAAAATATAAAAAAATTGAATATTATTTATAATTTTATACAAATAATATTATTACTAAAAATGAATATAGAAAAAAATAAACAATTAATGGTTCAGTTATTACACGGTATATTATCCATGCCTTATTTTAAAAATTATGCTTCCGCTAGTGGTGCTGTTCATAATATTGCGTCACATGAAACCGCGGTTGAAATATTATTTAATGCCTTTAATTTAAAGGAATGGAAACCTTTTATAAAACCCACACACGAAATCGTTTGGAATTGGATAAATACATCATATCAAAATATAACTCTAGATAATCCAGTTATGGTTGTCAATGATATGCCATCTTATTCTTATTTGTCACAGCCATGTGGTACGCATGATTCGCCTGATTTTATAGTCAAATTAAATGATTCTATCATGTTTGGAATAGAATGTAAATCAAGTGAAAATGGATACACACCAATGTATAATAGCGGTGGTATTAAACAACCGTTAATCTACATATTTTGCTCTAAAAAAACAAATTCAACAACTATTTATTGCGGCAAAGATATAATGACCGTAAAACAACAACAATTACTTGACGAATTAATTGAAAAACAACGAATTGTCGAAAAAGAATATAATGAAAAGCTCAAGGAATGCGACATAAATCACCGAGGTATTTGTTATTATACTCGTCCTATGATTCAACAAAATGGCGGTGCTAGTTATACCAATTACTTCACACATCGTGATAGAGAAAAATGTGAAGAAAATGTATATGAATATGTAAAGTTAATGATTGACAAAAACACCCAAACAACTAGTAATATTACAGGTGATGTTGAACCATAAAATTGCTCTTTATTATTTTACGAGGTTTATTACTTTTTTTCAATATAGTAAATGTATTGCTAAAGGTCTCGCTAAATGTATTGTTTTTTATTTTATCTATTAAATATTCCGTTTTTGATTTCCCGTGAATAATTTTATCGTTTATTTTCTCTCCCCGTTTTGCTTTTTCAAGTAAAATTTTTCTTTTTCTATCACACGCAATACAACTACAACCACTATCAATATAATGTTGGTCTTGTATTTCATTCATATGATGATTGTCCATGGATATTTTATTGTAAAATTCGTATTCTTCGGTATTGAAAGAAACAAAATCATTGGATTCCATTTTTTCTTCCCAAGTTTTCAAATACTCATTTCTCTCATTGATGTCATTATAAAAAAGAAATTGTGGTGAATTTTTAATACTATCTATAAAATTTTTAGGTATTTTATAGTTTGTTTTGAATTTTTTATAAACTTCCTTTATATTTTTATTATCCGTTTCGTAATCACTTACTATATAAATATCCATTTGTAATATTTTCTTGAAAATATCTCTCCATAAATGAGAATCTTTTAAACGTAGTTTTACATATGTCACGCCTTTATGTTGTGTGAGTAAATATTTATTTTCAAAATCAAATTCGGTGTATTGTTCTGTGGGAATATGATATGTCTCTCGATAGTAATCCCCGGTGACTAAATGTGGAAATAAATAATTAAACCGTTTTATAATACGGTCAACCGAATAAGTTTTCAAATTTTCAGTACTTGTATTAAAATGAAACGTATCTATATTTTCAAAAAAAGACGACATTTTATGTTCTACTGGAGTTCGATAAATATCAATTACATAGACCTTTTTTCCTAAAAACTTGTTAAAATGAATGATTTCGTTTACTGTCGTATTTGTAATATTAAATAGTACTTTTAGCATAACATCATTATGTAAATGTATTACTGTTAATTTGTTTGATGCGGATAATCTCAATGAAGAAACAATCGTGGTTGAACCTACTTTAGGTAGACAATATACAAAAACAAGTGTCCTGTTCTTTTCGACATTCAAATCATCTTTGATTCCAATACGTGTGTTTACTTCTTTTAATTCATTTATACGGGTTTCATTAAAAATAAAATCGCTCATATTATATTTTATATTCTATATTTTTATATTTTATTTTTGTTATTATAACTAGATTACAAAAATAAAACTATTCTACTTTTTATATTTTCTACTTTTATTCATCCTTTGATGCGACTGGTTTTCTTGGTTTAGATTGTTTTCCTGAGCCTCTTACTACAGACCAGTCACTTCCTTCACGGGGACCAGTTCCTCTTGGTTTTGGTGCTCTAACTGAGCGAGGAACCTTTACTGGCTCACTCGACTCTTCCTTACCATCACTCTTGTAAGAAACGCGAGTCTGTCTAAATTCTCTTCTGGTCTCGCACATTAACTTACCTCCATTGATGCCAGAAACCTTCACTGCTTGAATTTCATGAGTACTGTCCTTTAATAAATCAATACTAAATTCAATATATTCTCCTTGAACTAAATACTTGTATTGCTCACTTACAACTGAAATACCACTGTGATGAACAAAAATATCCGAACCTTCTTTAGGTCCTGTAGTGACAGTAATAAAACCATAACCTGCCTTGTTGTTAAACCATTTTACACGACCAATGAAACGATCGCCTGAAGTTGTTACAACTGTATCTGTTGACATATTGTATATACTCTTATTATTGAGGTGTCTTTATATTATTTTTGGTTATAATGTTTTTACTTATTTTCTATATCTTCTTTTTGATTTTTTAATTGATTTTCTTTTGAATTTTCTAGATTTTTTAGATTTTCTAAATTTCCTGCTTTTTCTTCTTTTTCCTCCTACATTTTCAGGATTCTCTCGAGGATTTGCTTCACTAAATAATTGATGATATTTACTTTTTAATTGATATTTGTAATCATCCTCTGGATAATGATATATTTTATCATCATCACCTTGTTGTTCTTCGGGTGGTATATATTCCATTGTTACGGGTGTTGATTCGTAATAATCCTTTTTTTCTGGAGATAATTCTTCGTATTCACTATCTGATAAAAACATACGCATACCTTTTAAATTTCTTATTATAGCCTCTTTTTCGCTAATTTGTAATTCAGCCATTTATATAATAATATATTTTTATTTTTTGTTTATTTATTTACTTTTTTATATTGTTGTAAAATAATAATGGAAAAAATTACAAAAAAAATGGTTGAAAAAATGAATCAACAACTATTGGAGGTGGAAGAAAAAAGAAAAATGAAAAATAAATTACAGGCTCAAACTATAAATAATGAATACAAAAATGATATGTTGTTAACTGATTCCATGTTACGCAAACAACAATATAATATTAAAGTTTTAGAAAAAAATATTAACAATTTAACAATGAAAACAATTTTATATACCCAACGGTTAACCGCTGATTTTTGTGTAAAATATATAATGAATGAAAATTACGCGTCTTGTGTAGAAGATACTTTTATTTGTATAGGTGATGTATTACATGCCCAAAAACACCTAACTCGAGCTTCTATATACGAAGCATATAATAAATTAGACGGAAAATACGATGGAGAAACATATTTAGAAAAATAAAAAAGGTTATTACACCCTTTTTATTTTTATTCTTTTTTATATTTTTATTTGTATTTTTTGTATTTTTGTATTTCTTTAATACCGTACATGTTTCAAATTCTTGAGATTTTTTTTAATATAATTTACAAGTGATGGGTCTGTTAATTTTACATTATTATATCCAGTAATTTCCCGTTTATGATTATTCTTCTCGTGAAAATCATAAAAACCCATTTCATCAAACGATTCGTAACGGGAATAAAAATTATCATAGTTATATAAAATCATGGTTAAATCATTTCCCATATCAAATATAGATAGAATGAAATCCATTACATGTTTCTTTTTTCGACAATAAAATTTATATGGTTCACCCCATTTATTATTTATGACATTTTCTTGGTCTCGTGTACCAGTAATCAGAAATTCTCCTTCGTCCTCGTCATATACAATATAACAAGCCATATCAATCACCTTTGATTGTTTTTCGGATTCGTTAATATATAGTACTAATTTATCTTTAGTAAAAGTTTCTTCTTCGTATGATGTCATTTTTGAATGCGATTGTGCCATAAATATATTTATATTATATAACATATAAAAAATATTTACTTTCAATTTTTTTATTCATCAAGATAAATTGGCAATATATAATTTAATTCAGTCGTATTCATCGCATTATTCCCAAAATATAAATTTATAAATTCATTTGTTTTTTCATTGTTCAATGATTGAATGACCTTGTTGTATAGTTCCAACAATTCGGGTTTCGTCTTTTGCTCACCGTATTTCACACAAATTAAATGATTTTCCACCAAATAAGGATAATCCACGTCTATAATACAATAATTAAAATGATAATTACCTACACCATAACCTCGATTAATGACTAATACTACATCAGTTGAACCCGGTTTATCAATGTAATTCTTTTTGTCTTTATTTGTATATTCCTTTACAACCAAGTTGGAATCTACGATATCTGAGCTATAAATCAATCTAGTTTTTTTTGTATCATTCGTTAATATTGCCTTACATTGATTCCATACAACATTACCCACAGACACATTGAAATTCAGCTTATTTAGTGTGGTACTGTCCTTATATAATTCACGCATTTTTACGATATTATCAGGAGTATTCAAAATCGTATATTCCCCAATATGTATGATATATTTTGTGTTTTCTTTTACGCTTTTTTGATTATTTTGAACGATAAATAGTATGGTTTCTTGTTTTGTTTCGATGAAACTGTCATCGCTACAATCAATCAACTCTAAGATAGTATATTTATCCGCAATATATTTGCGCAATTTATCATAGTATAAGCAATTGGTGAAACTTTTCGGCAATATAAAACTCAATATACCATCTGGGTTTAACATTTGTAGACTTTTTACGATGAATATGGTAAATATATTCGGTCGTCCATCAAAATAATCATAATATTCCGCGGAAACATCGTCTTTTTTCATGACAAAATACGGCGGATTCCCAATAATCAAATCGTATTTTACCTGAGGAGTCCATTCTAGGAAATCGGTATTGATGATTTGGGCAGAATTTTTGAATTTTATTTTTTTGACTTCGTCGTATATAATTTCATTGTTTTCAACACCCGTCATTTCAATATTTGACGCGTAAGCGTCGATATAGTTTAAAAACTCGCAAGACCCGCAACTCGGTTCTAATACTGTTTTTATTTTTGAAAAATATGAATTCAACGCATCTATATTTTTTTTGATAATTGTTGCCGGAGTAAAATAGATACCGTTTTTCTTTTTCTCATTGATGTCTATCTTTTTTGTCAACTTTTTTGATAAATCACTATAATTTGCCATTTGTATATTTATATATTAATTATAGTAATGTATATTTATATTTTATTCAATTTTTAAATATAATAGAGATAAAAAATAAATTGAATAAAATATTATTAGAATATAATAACAACATATCATACCAGCAAACATGTTATTATTAACAAAATTACTTCATTTCGTAATGCTTATTTCATACAAATACAATATTGACGAGTCTCACAGTTTGGGACACAGTCTTGATGTATTAAATTATGCCCACAATATTTATGAGAGCGAACTACCTAATAATCCACAGTTAAAATTAGACGAACGCGCCATTTATGTTTCCGCTATTATTCACGATATGTGTGATAAAAAATATGTAAGTCAAGAGGAAGGACTATTAAATATTCAAAACTTTTTAAAAGAAAAAATGACTTTCAGTGAAATAAAAACCGTGAAAAACATTATAAGTACCATGTCATATTCTCATGTAAAAAGCAAAGGTTTCCCCGATTTAGGCGATAAACAATTAGCTTATAATATTGTTCGAGAAGCCGATTTATTGACTGCGTATGATTTCAACCGTTGTATGTTGTATAAATTATACAGAAGTCCAACTGGGACGATTGATGACGTATTTGAAGACGCCCATGATTTATTCAATGTTCGAATCTTAAAATATGGGGATAATGGTTTGTTTACTACGGATTACGCTAAAAAAGAGGCGTTCAATTTACACGGTCAATCATTAGTACAAATCAATAATTGGAAAAAAATACTCAAAAAACCGCATATTTAGGTCTTTAACTAAGTATCCAAAATAGTAGAAATATAATCGTAATTTGGTGTTTCATCATATACCAAACTACGACAATATAGTAAATACTCGCGAATTTGTCGCGGTATTTCATCTTTTTCTACTATTTTTATTTTCTGTATTTTGATTTTATTATTTACATTTTTGTAATCATTGTAGAATTCAGTAATTTCATTCCACTCTAGTGTTCCATACAGCATATAGAGCATCATATACCCGACCGATTCCAAATCGTCCCGCCTGGACGGTTCTAATCCATCATGGACATTGATACTAATATAATTCGGGGTTCCCAATGGGGTTTTTTCTGTGATTTGTGGTAGATGAACACCGTGATGGTCTATATATCTTTTACAAAACCCGAAATCAATCACATGAACCACATTTTTTTTATCTTCTAATCCAAACAAAAAATTATCCGGTTTAATATCCCGATGTATTAATCCCTTGTTGTGTATAATTTTAAGTATTTGTAATATTTGTTTTGTGATGAATAATGTCATTTTGAGCGAGAGTGTTTTGTGTTTTTCTACCACATAGGAAAGCGTGTTTCCCAAAAGTGTAAGAACCATGTAATTATTCTTTTCATCAACGCCAAACCATTTTGCCTGGGGGAATCCTTTACTATTCCCAATATAATTATATATCTTGGTCTCATTCTTTAACAATTTGGTTTTATTGGTGTGAGGTTCTATTTTGACTGCGACGATTTCTTTGGTGCGAATATTTTCGCCTTTCCATATTTCGCCAAAACAACCTGACCCGATTTTTTCGTTTAATTTATATTTATTTGCTATGATGATTTCGTCATTCATTTATGAGTAGTGTGTATTATATTATTATTGTGTAATATGAAAATTTTATGTTATTTTTTTAACATTACATTTTGAATTTTTATGAATTATGGATGAATTCACCATTTTTATAATAATTGTAAGTCGGTTTATACCCACATGTATCATTTTTAATAAAAATTTCAACTCTGTGGTTGGGATGATTGATTGATGCGTTGATTGCTTCTTCCTTGGATAAAATTATAATCATATCTTCCCATTCACCTCCATCGCTAAAAAGTACATAAACAAACTCCATTATGTATACTATATGAATATTGTTTTATATTGTAATAAGCATAATTTGTTTTTCGTTGTATTAGATATCCAATGCGTTTAATGGCACTACATTTACATCTACAATTGGCGGGTGTAAAACCACTTCTGCTTCAGGTGTTTCCGCGATAATTTCACTTCTAAAGAAAGGTTCATTATATATCCAATTTAAAAGTATTTTTTCTAATTTATAATCTGTAATATAATCATCTGAAATAATTTCAGCACTAATCTCTAGATAACTTGTATTATATAATAGTGATGGATAAAGAATCAAGGAATCTAATATGTCTAGAAACAAAGTATCGAAATCTACATCTTCAAAATATTTTCGGTGTAACTCAAATATCGCCATCATCATCTTTGTTTTATTTACTGCGTTGGTAATTTTCTCGATTACTTGAATGACAACTGGCTTACCACGGAACATACGAAATATTCCGCTTATGCTGAACCATTTGTTGTTTCCATTTGTTGTCATGTTTGGTATAATATAATAATTTTTATTTTTATTATATTATATTATTTTATATCAATTTTATTTTTAATTGGCACAGCATGTATAGGTTACGCCGACTAACGGATTGCCCTGGCACCCTCCTGTTTGCCAGGTGCATACACCATCGGTGAAGTAATAATTGTTAGTGCCTAACTGGTCTGCACAGTATTGGCACATGTATGCACAGCCGGTTCCGCTTCCAACTGAAAAATGAATACAAGTTTGGGATTTAAGTGCTCTTGGGACTGCACAAAATTCCTCTTTTAACTCTGGGTGTTTTGAACCAGCAAGAGCAACAGACGAGAACAGGGCAAAGAGTAATGAAGTAAAAAATTTCATTGTTATATATTAGTATGATATTGTTTTTTTATATTGTTTCAAAATTAAAATTGATTTTATTTTTATTTATAAAATACATCAACACACAAAACAACATACAAGACACACAAAATGGTGAAAATCTGCTCTGAAACTTATCCAAAACAAGGCGAAGAAAAATACAAAGAATATATTGAAATCTTTCCGTTCCCCTTAAGTTGTTTCCAAAAATATTCTATCGAAGCAATTGTAGAAGGACACCATACGCTGGTTTGTGTGCCCACGGGTTCGGGCAAAACCTTACCAGGTATTTTCGCGATTGACTATTTCACCAAGTTAGGCAAAAAAGTCATCTATACTAGTCCTATCAAGGCGCTTTCCAATCAAAAATACCACGAATTCACTGAAAAATTCCCAGAGGTAACGATTGGTTTAATTACCGGTGATATTAAGCTCAACCCAGAGGCGCAAGTATTGATTATGACTGCAGAGATATTAGAAAACACTTTATATATGAAAAAACAAAAATCAAGTGATGCGTCACTCTTATTATTCGATATGAATTTCGACACGGAACTCGGTTGTGTCATTCATGATGAGGTCCATATGATTAACGACGCAGGCAGAGGTCATACCTGGGAAAACATGATAATGATGATGCCGTTACATGTTCAAATGGTGATGCTTTCAGCGACATTGGATGGACCAGAAAAATTCGCGGCGTGGGTGGAAAATCGCCATGCGGAAAGCGAAATGAAAAAACAAGTCTATTTATGTACCTCCAACCATCGTATTGTTCCGCTAACCCATTATTGTTTCATTACGACAAACCAAGGTATTTACAAGGCAATCAAAAAAGACGAGGTCTTGGAAAAAGAAATCAAAAAAACAGTCAACAAACTCCATGTCATACAAAGTGCCACCGGTGAATTCAGCGATGCGACTTACCATCAAGTAAAGAAAATGCTGGATTTATTCCAACAAAAACAAGTATGGGTCAAACGCCAGCATGTCCTGAACGAGGTCTGTAAGTATATGGTAGAAAACAATATGCTCCCAGCAGCATGCTTTATCATGTCCCGAAAACAAATAGAGGTCGCATCCAAAGAGGTGACTGTTGTCTTACTTGAGGACGATTCCAAAGTGCCATATACAGTCCGCCGTGAATGCGAACAATTGTTACGACAAAAATTACCGAATTACCAGGAATACTTGGAATTACCAGAATACAATAATATGGTGACCCTATTGGAAAAAGGTATTGCGATTCATCACAGTGGGTGTATGCCCATCTTGCGAGAAATCGTGGAAATCTTATTCGAACGCGGGTATATCAAATTATTATTCTGTACGGAAACATTCTCTGTAGGTTTAAATATGCCAATCAAAACCGTCTTATTCACGGATTTGACCAAGTATGACGGTACAACCAATCGTATGTTTTATTCGCATGAATATATGCAGACCGCGGGTCGCGCAGGTCGTCGTGGTATTGATACAGTTGGCCATGTGATTCACCTGAATAATTTATTCCGTAATGTCAATCTACCCGATTATCGAATCATGATGAATGGCAAACCGCAAACACTGATTAGTAAATTCAAGACATCATATAATTTGATGCTAAACCTGGTTGAAACCGGCGACCAAACACTCTTACAATTCTGTCAAAGGTCAATGATTCAAGACGATATTGTGGGCGAGTTGAACGAATCCTATAAAAAAATCACGAAATTAGAGGAAGAAGCGCAGAAAATGGAGTGTCAAATGGAATACATGAAAACACCGAGGGAAATCGTAGAGAAATATATTGACGCACAGGAAAAAGTAAAAGTCAGCGCAAACAAGAAACGAAAAGAATGTGAAAGAGAAATTTTGGCAATAGAAGATAATTACAAGAGCATTCAAAACGACATAATGGTTGTGAAAAAGCTCAATCACAAACTCAAAGAAATCGAAAAAGAAAAACAAGGTTATGAAAACACGAGCGGATATTTGAAGAACAATGTCTATATATTGGCAAAATTTCTTGAAAAAGAGGGATATTTAACAAAAGACGAATCCTGCGATGATGGTGTTGAACATTTAAAAATGACTGATTTGGGCCGAGTCGCGTCACACTTGAGGGAAGTTCATTGTTTAATATTCGCGCGATTAATTCAAAACGGGACATTAAACGAATTGTCGTCTTTACAGCTAATCAAATTATTCAGTTGTTTCACCAATATTAATGTGGACGATTCGGTGAAAACAATACGTCCGTATAGTGACGTCAAAACAATTCTCGAAAAAATAGAAGAGGATATGCTATATTATCAAGATTTTGAAACAAATTATCGCATCAATACAGGAGTTGATTATACGATACATTATGATATATTGAAAGCGGTTGAACACTGGGTCGACTGTAATTCAGCCCAAGAATGTAAAAATATGCTCCAACATCTGGAAAACGAAAAGGGAATCTTTTTAGGAGAATTCATTAAAGCCATATTAAAAATAAATAACGTTTCTAATGAAATGGAAAAAATAGTGGAAAGTATTGGAAATATGGAGCTCCTTCAAAAATTAAAACAAATTCCTGAAATGATATTGAAGTTTGTTGCCACCACACAATCATTATACGTTTAAAAGATTTAAAGATAATACTATGTAATACTATATTATAATATATGAGGATTACCAAGCATATAACCTTTTTTAATTCGCCAAAACTAAGATACCGTTACAATCATATTAATCGTATCATAAAAGAAGTTTGTAAATATCCATATGAAACTGACATTTATATACACACCAATGAAGATATCAAACCACATTATTTAACAAAAAACACGAATGGAAAAATCCAAGTTATTGTTCACGATTTTACAAATGGTAACCCTCTTTATTTAACTTGGTCTTGTAGGTCTTTCTTAAAACAACAAAAAGACGATTATGATATTTTTATTTATATTGAGGATGATATGTTGATTCCGGTGTCGGCATTACAATATTGGTTCGACCATAAAGACGATTTAATTAAGCATCATTTTAATTTAGGGTTTTTACGAATTGAAACTGACGCAGACGGAAATGAATACATGGTTGATATTATTCGTAAATTAGACACGAATAATACGGTAGTTATTAATGGAAAAAATTATGTAATTAATAATGTGAATACATTTGTTGCTTCATGGATTTATGATAAGAAAGAGTTTAATGTATTTTTAAATTCACCATATTACAATGGTAATGGAAATATTCCAAATTATGATATACAGGCTGCGAGTGGTGTTGGTTTTCACGGTAGTGGAATGACGCGATATAAAAATACGATTATACCTTTTGATTACGATAAGAAAGAATTACATCCTGGTTGTAAAATATATCATCTAGATAATGTTTATTTATATAAACATGATGAATGCCAATCAAGTACTATTTTATTCAATGATGCGTTACACTAAATAAATAACAATAACAATGAATAGATGAATTTACTAAGAAGTTATATTTTATTATATCAAAATAATATATAATCACATTTAAATGAAATCAAGAAAATTTAGGAAAATGAATAAAAACAAAAGTAGAAGAAATAGAATGACTTATAAAAAAAGAAGCTATAAAAAAATAAATCGAACTAGAAAAGGGGGGATGCCTAGTAAACGACCATTTCTTCCAACAGGGAATAATAAAAGACAAAAAGTAAATGAGTCTTTAAATAGTAGTACAAGTAGTGGTAGTAGACCACCTTTTTCTGTATCTACTAATAGTACAAATCGTACACCTCCTCGTGCTACTTCTAGTATAAATTATAGTAGCCCACCGACCATTCAAACTATAATTACGAATAATAATAACCCTCCTGAGGGTCCTTCTAGAAGGATGCAAAATGATTTAACTTTCGATAATGATGACGGGTTAGATGTGAATACTCAAGTTGTTAAACTTCCTTCTAGACGTAGTAACAGGGATGCAGCTTTAAAAAAACAAAATGTACATGTATTTCAGTATCCGAAAGAAGAAATTCCAATAACGAAAAAAAGCGACCCTCGAGATCAGGAAGTTACTCAGTATGTAGTGGGCTCGAATGTTAAAAATACTCAACTACCTAAACAAACCGTATTTCAAAATATTCAACAAAATATTCAACAAAAAATTAAAGAGAATATTATACGTCCATTTTTGTCATGGTTTGGTTTTTTAGAAGATGATATTCAAAGTACAATTGTCTCTACACCACCACAAAATACAACAACAACACCACAAAAGAGTACACGCGTTGAATCATGTGAGTCACCTCAAGGCGTCAATGATGTAAAATGCGATTCAACAACACCAATTGGACAAAAGGTTACTTTTAAAGGAACCCCTGACACCACGGGAGTTATAGTGGGTACTTCTTTGGTAGATTTTTCAACTATAATCGTAAATTATCTTAATAAAAGAATACCACAAATACCATCAAATATAAGAACTTCACTCAAAACTCCAATTACTGAAGATAACTATTATGACTCTTTTTTAAGATATCTACAAGAGGTAAAAAAATTTCGTATTTATGATAATAATCGTAAAAACAAACTGAATGACTATTTTAAAACTAGTAATCTTGACCCTGATGCTGAAAATAATATAACCAAATTTGATAGAACTAAATTTATTGATTTTGTAAATTCAATTTTACCAGGAACATTAACATTTGAACCAAAAAAACTTCGTATTGATTATAGTGGTAAAACCCTAGCAGAAAGTACACAAAGACAAGTTGAAAGAGCTGATAATGGAATATATATAAGTAATTTTAAAGATAACACTAATGAAGGAGTTCAATGTAATGATGAAAAAGAATGGGTTTTTAAATGTATAAACAGTAGAAATAATAATTATATTTCTAAAAAAGAATGTGGTGAATGGAAATTATTAATTAATGACACTCGTGATACGAATAAAAAAAGAAAATTAATAAATGATTTGGAGGAAGGTAACCTATTTAAACAAAAATGTGGTACATGTTGGATATGTGGGAAAGAAATATATCATTATTATGTTGTAGAATCTAACAGCATCGATAGAACATATTTAAATACCAAATGTGGTGAAGATGAACATATATTTCCGCCTACTGTTGGGGATATTATCGGTACATTGAATATGGACGCTGGTTTAACTAAACAGACAATAGATACATATGGAAAAAATACTTTATTAACATATGGAATTAGACCATCGCATGCGTTTTGTAACCAAATGAAGTCCGATTTTTTATTATACGGGTTATTACTAACTCGTGATGGAGATGTAAATAGTAATCAACTTGTAAATGAGAAATACATTAAAGATAAATGGAAGGATATCGTACAAAAATGGTTTGGTAAAGAACGGTATAATAGTTTGGAAAATATTCAACAAATATTTAAAAATATATCTACTACTAATAACGTAAATATTGATATAGTAGGACCTACAATTCAAAACACTAGTAATAATCCTGACCCTGCCATAAATTATTTTAATCGAACATTAGATAAAATTAAAGAATATTTAAATAAAAATATTGCGCCCATGATACTACAACAAGCAGCACAAGGAAAAAGTAATGTTGGAAATATGTTAAAATTAAAAATACTAATTTATATTATACAAATAGGTAAAAATATAATTGGTAACCCATTTCTTGAAATATGGAACAAAGATATGACAACTAAATAATTTTGCGTTTTATTGACATTTTTATGTTATGTTATTAAGATAATATAATATGAAAATCACGGCACACATGACGTTTTTCAATTCCATACGTTTGAGGTATCGATTTAACTATATTAATCGTATTATAAAAGAAATCTGTAATTATCCTTATGAAACAGATTTATATATACACACAAATGAGGCGTTTGACAACAAGTTTTTAATCGAAAACAAACAAGGAAATATCCAAGTAATTACACACGATTTTTCAAAAAACGACCCCTATTATTTAGCTTGGTCATGCCGTTCTTTATTAAAACAACAAAAAGACGATTATGATATTTTTATTTATATTGAGGATGATATGATGATACCGCTTGAATCATTAAATTACTGGTTAGAACATAAAGATATTTTAATCGAAAATAAATATAATTTAGGTTTTGTAAGAATTGAAACAGACGTTTATAATAATGAATATTTAGCAGATTTACACGATAAATTAAAATTGGTAAATACAGTAATCATCAATAATAAAAAATATGTAATTAATGATGTGAATCCATATTGTGGTTCTTGGATATACGATAAAAAAGAATTCGAGATTTTCTTGAATTCGCCTTACTATCATGGTAATGGAAATATACCATTTATATACGGAATACGTGAGGGTAGTGCGGTTGGTATGCACGGGTTTGGCATGAATATATACAAAAATACGGTGATTCCATATGATGAAAATAATCAATTACATACTGGTTGTAAGATATATCATATAGATAATGTTTTACTTTATCGCAACGAAGGTTGTGGGTCATCTACGATTCAATTCAAGGACGCATTACAATAATTTTACCGAAGAATAATATTTTTACAAAAAAATACTATTTATAATCATTTTTTTCGAAGAATCTATTTATTAAAAATTGTAATTTTCAAACAAAAGTAAATGGAAAAAGTAAAAATGGACATTTTTGGTATGTCCATTTTTCAAATATGGAGAGATTCTCTTGAAAAATAGGGTTTTTTTGGTCATTTTACAGCATAAAGCTCTCGCGGGCTTTTCGTGGAAAAAACTACGAGAGCATAATTTTGTGAGCATAATTTTTATGTTTTTTGAGAAAAAGGATTTAGCAACTTTTTTGTTTCATTATTATAGAAACAATGAAACAAAATGAAACCGAAAAAGTTGCCAAAGTTGCTCAAAAATACAAGTGTGAATTTTGTGACTATATTACATTTAAATTAAGTAGTTTCAATAAGCATACCACAACCCTAAAACACACTGTCAATGCGAATGAAACACAAATGAAACAAAAAGTTGCTCTAACTTTAAAATGTAGTGTTTGCGAATTAAACTTTAAAAGTAGAACTACATTATGGAGACATAAACAAAAATGTATAAACAATAATACAATATTGCTAGTAGATAAAGAGAATGATGAAAATCAGCAATTCCATGATAACAATACAAATAAAATAATAAATGATTCCACTGATAATGATAATAATGATGAAAATGACCAAAACAAAAATACAATCCACGAAAGTCCACAAATGGAAATATTAATTAATTTATTTCAGGAACAACTTAAAGAAAATAAGGAACTGAAGGAGCTGATTATTGAACAGCAAAAAAAGATTTTAGAAATGGGTCCAGGAACAACAAACAATATTACAAACAATAATACGATGAATAACAAATTCAACCTGAATGTTTTCTTGAATGAGACCTGTAAAGATGCGTTAAATCTAAGTGATTTCTTGGAATCGCTTATTCTAACCCTAACCGACTTTGAAAATTTTGGTCCTCTCGGGTATTGCGGAGGGATTAGTAACATCCTGGTGAATGGATTAAACAAATTGGATATAAGCAAACGACCGATTCACTGTAGTGATTTAAAAAGGGAGGTGATTCATATCAAAAACAACGATACCTGGCATAAAGACGATGATAAACAGCAAATGATAAAAGCCATCAAGGCGATTGAACACAAGAATGTCAAGCAAATGTCTCTTTGGGCGAAAGCCAACCCGGAATACAAAGACCCGAATCATAAAAAGAGTGACCTGTATACCAAGCTAATAGACCAAAGCTTAGGTGAAACCGATAAAGACAAGGCTTTAAAAAATTATAATAAAATTATTCGCACGGTCGCAAAGGAAATCCTCGTGGATAAAAATTAAATATTTATTAGAATTTATTAGAAATTACATTTATCACAAGAAAAATGTAATTTGAGTCGTATTTTATTATTTCCCTCCAAAAAAATTCTTTGATGGATTATCAGTATGGAGTATTACTATATTTGTGACCATATCTTAATTCAATTGGAATTTCATTCAATTCTCTCTGTGCCTGTTGTTGTTGATAGTAATAAGAAGATGGTGGATATGGTGGAACATGTGAATATGATGATGGTGGATATGGTGGAACATAAGAATAGGAGGACGGATGCGGATATTGGCTTCCATAAGTTGTGCGATAGTATGGGTTTTCCATTTGTTGTCGCGACCATTCCATTTCTTTATTATACCGGTCAAATTCCTCAAATTCTCTTATTTTTTTATCAAATTCATCGCGTTTTTGCTGTACTTCCTGTTCACGTTTTATTCTTTTTTGTTCCTCCCTTATTCTTCTATGTTCTTCATCTTTTCGTCGTTGTTCTTCCGCTAATTTTTCATTTATTTTTTGTTGTTTCAAATTTTCAACGCGTTTTCTTTCCTCTTGTTCTTTTAACTGTTTCAATAAAAATTGACGTTTCTTTTGTATTGTATCTAAAAACGTCTTGTCTATTTTCGAATTGCTCGTTTTTTTGTATTCGTTTTCCAATAATGTAATAAAGTCGCCCTTTTCTAAAGCATTTTTTGTATCTACATTCAAAAAATGTAAAATCTCTTTTAATTCTTTAGGTGTCATATCAGCTGGTTTTTTACGAATGGTTTCACTACTTATGGTTATAACGGTATTTTCAGGGTCGATTTCTTTTATCGCCACCATTTTTTCTAAAATAGTCATGGTGTATTGTTGATTTTCTAAATCATATAATTTCTCAAAAGGGTTTTTGTTTTTTGGTTTTGACGAGGTAATTCCCCTTGCTTTATCACTACGTTTTCGATAAGTGTGTCTTATTCCCCTTTTAGATTTATTTATTTTTGTTCTTCGTTTGTTTTTTCTCAGTTTCACACTATGTTTTTTCATAATGAAATATATTATATACTATATAGAAAAAAACAAAAAACCAGTGTACATGGGTTTTTGTTTTTTATAGTTTTTTAATTAAACGCGCCATTTGTTTCTTTATGAATAGTGTCCTTGATTTCATTATTTGAAACAGATATTTCGTCCACAACAGTACGACACATAAAACAAACGAGGTTTTTATTTTTTTTGTTATTATTCACGATTTGAATCATACAATCACAACAACAGTGATGCTTACAGTTAGTCTTGACACAATTCGTATCTTGATTTAATTCAACAAAACAAATAGGACATTCTTGTTTTTCATTTTCTTCGGTTAGTTGTTCTACGATTATTTTAGCAGGAGTACGTACGGTTTGCGGTTCATTCATAAAATTGTTTAATGAAAACGGGTATAATTGCGGATTAAATACAATATTTTCAAAATATCTATCACTATCAACATGTTCATCGACATAATAGGAAATTTGATTTGACAGCATAATACGAATTCTTTCAAAATTCAATAAAAACCGACCACTATTTTCAATCACATTATTTAATACCACGTTACCGTAACGTTCTCGAAAACTAGCAGACGTCATTTGTTCAAGATGAGTGTAATAAATATCTTGTATCATTCGCGGATTAGACAAATGATTGTTTACTAATTGAAGCATAGCATAATCAAAATAAAATTCATGCAACAACCGGAATAAGTCTTGACTAGGAAACATCATATTTTCAATTTCAGTTAAATCGATTCCATTCACACGACATAATATTTTTTTTTCGGGAATCGTTAAATTCATTAACCATCTTGTATGAATCATTACATCATGATTTTCTGGGTCTTCTGGATTTATTTTGTGATAGTCCATATTGTAATGAATACTTTTCAAATAACGAATATTTACTAAATAGATAAACATAGCACATCTTTGTAATAAATCAATATGACCATGTTGACAATTTCCAGTAAGATGTCCATAGTCTCCGCAAAAACCACATGGTCGTTCAGTGACATTCAAACGAGATATTTCATCATCCATAAATAAATCCACCATTGACGGAGAACGGTTGATTTCAAATTCTACGACTTCTGTTTCTGCCATTTTGATACTGGGGGTGTTCTTTAAGTTGTTTTGGTATTATAATTAATTCAATTAAATGTAATATAAAGTAATTCAATTTTTTTTAATAGTCGGTTTTCCCACATTTATATATCTTTAATATAATGTGAATTTGGCAATACCCTCAAAGGGACACCATATATCATACTCGACCAAAATACAAAATTAGAGGTCCAATCATATATAGAATAGGATGTTAATGATTTCGCATTTTTTATTAGAAAAAAATCAATCATAATGTCTACAAAATTTTCGTCTGTTTTTTTGCTATTATCGACCATAAATGAATTCGAATGTACTGGTTTATTTAAAAAAACTTTGATATCACTTTTAATACTGGCTATTTTTTTTTTGAATTCAAATGAGTCGGATATTAAAACTGAATTTTCTTTTTTGTAATTCAATAAATGGTTTACGCAAAACTCCAGATTTTTTACACGCTCGCCATCATTCATAACACTGTCGCCTAAACGATAATGGAATAAATGATAATCATTTCCTAATTTTTCACAACGTTCATTAAAATATCTTTCAAATTCGGGAGTAAATGTAAATACTTCTTTCATAAAGTTAATCATGTCTTGTTTTTTTTCTTCATCTTCAAACAAATGTAATACTGGATAGTGATTCGTATTAAAGGCAATTATATTAAAGCCCTTGTCAAATTCATTTTGAATAATATCCCTTATATGAAGTAAATTATTTTGGTCGTTACCGTATAATTTAAAAATAGTATAATGCTCATACATGATAGGACAATGGTCTTTGAAAAATTTACCAGCAAAATAACCCTTCATATCTACCAATAGTTTAAATCCAAGCATTTGTTGGATTTGTTTGATTGAAATGAGTCCTCTAACCATATCACCAAACCCGTTTTTATGTGTATGTTCCGCATTGAATTCACAGAATTTGAATACAACTACAACCATATAATAATAGTAAAAAAGATTTTTTTATATCATTTACAACGTATTTATAGATTTGTCATTGTAATTAATTGTAAACGAACTTTTTTTTTGAATTTTTCTTCGTCATTGAATAAATACATCTTATAGTTGCGCGGTGTATATAATAAATCTTCTTCTTTACTAAAGAATCTGCTAGTTATATTCATATTCGGCAAATATACTAAATATTCATATTTATATTCGCTGTTTTCATGGGTGAGTTCTTTTTGAGAAAACGCATATCCTTTATGTATTTGTTCCATTAATTCAGGTTTTTTATCGCAAACGTAAAGCAAATTACAATCCGCATGAATTTTTTTAATTGATTTTGTGTCTTTATTAATGTCATCTATTTTTAAACACCAGTTTTCATAAAATATATATGCGCTAGGCGATAATTCTAATAGCCCCATATTTTTTTGTATTTGTATCATATTGAGTAAATCGACCAATCTTCTAATGGGCGATGTGATATGTACATATGCGTCCATATTCATCATTTCGTGTGCGAGGACTTCCGCAGAATGTCCTGATTTTTGTATATCTACATATTTTCCCGAATAACTTTTTATCATTGTTATAATATTCAATACACCAGGTGGTAGAGAAGGTATTTTCTCATTATCATCCCCATGTCTCCTACTCACTGCCCGAAATATTCCATTTTTTTTGCCAAGTAATTCCTTGGCACAATGGTAGTTCATAAATATCATCAAATATTGTACCAAATCATGACTGTCTCCAATGTGTTCCATGTAGGCATATTTATTAATTTTAGATAAGCCGTCCTTTACAAGACTATATAATAATTTGTAATTTTCATCCTTTAATAATGCGGACTCTTCATACACATAGTTTTTATATAACTTGACCCGGGTATTCAAATATTTGATATCGCAAATTTCAAATGTAGTATTTGATATGTACATGTCCATGGTAAACGCATATCTGGTATATTTTGACAATAAACTACATAAATTATCAGATAATATGGTTGGTAACATGGTTCTTTTTTTATCGGGTAAATAAATGGTTGAAACACGGTTCGTCAAATGCTCCCATAGATTCAAGACATCTAACCAAATGGTTACATTCGAAATATAAATACTCACCATTGTAATATCGTTGCCCATTTGGCGCACGCTAAAAGCATCATCAAAATCAATACTACCATCTGGGTCAATTGAAAACACTTGCCATTTTGTGCGGTCCTCAATGTTGGAGTATTTTTTATCAATAAATTCATAAATTTCAGTATCACCTATATTTTTTAAAGAATCCATGGTTTTCTTTGTTACTTTTTGTAAACTCACATTGATATTTTTACAGTATAACTGATATTCATAAAAATTCACCAGCTCATCAATGGGTCCAATCACTTGGTGAATCACTCCTAGAGGATGTTTTTGAGTCCATTCACTGAAACAAAATGTCACGTAAATATTCATAAATACTTTGGAAAATCCCATCTTTTTCATTTCATACGGAACCAAGAATGATGGTATTTTGGGGTCATCTGGAATACATTTATACAATAATTTACCATTCGTATGACGTCCATAGGTCTTGTTATGTTTCAATACCAGCACACCCGGAATCACCATTTTTTTTATAGGAGATTCGACAATTTCAACCACATTTTTATTCAAAATAAAGACATCATCGTGAAACATTTTATTTTCCACTGGTGACGCAGTGATTGTTTCGTCACATAATTTATCCTCATTTTTCGTATAGATTGACCATTCCAAATATTGACGGTCTTTGATTTGAATTTTATATAATGTCATTTATATTTTGATAACAGATTTTAATACTTTTTATAAATGATATTATATTTTGTTTTATAAATCAATTTTATTTTCAGTTGGGTTTTCACTAGATTTTTCATTTGTTGTTTCTTTTTCTATCTCGGGTTTAGATTCTGTTTTCCCCGAAAATTTATTTATATCCACCTTTTTAATCGTTTCAACCTTAGTGTTTTGATTTTGTAATCCGTGCATAATTATATATGGACTAATTGCTAAATTATTCATATAAGTCCTATAATGAAAACAAGAAATACTCGATTCTTTACTAAATTTAATAGAATACCACCAGTATGCCGGTATATGAATCACTTTTCCTTTTTCAATAAATACATCTAAACATTTCATTTTATCGAAATCAGCCATATATTTCGCCTGGACTTTCCAAGGATTCACGGGTGTCCTAAATTCAAAATTCGTATAATCATATACAGGATATAAATATTTTGAACTCGATGGAGGTGCCAATTTAATATGAACACTACCCTGTGTCACCAGGAAAAAATTTCGATAATTGATTTCATAACGAAAAGGTGTTGCGGTGTTTTCAGCCGCCATCATTATATCATAATTATAATTTGATAACATAGGTGGTCGCAAAAATTGGTCATTGTATTGTAAATTTTTGATTACACCTGTTTCTTGTAAAAAATCATTATTGTTTTCAGAAAAATAACTCGATGTTTTGTCTTCGTTTAATAATTTGGAGACAGAATGTAATGCTAAGGGCATGTATATTTCACTATTGTAATCCACATCATTTATATTGCGCACTTTCATTTCAAAAGCGTGGTAATGATTTAATAAAAAATCTCTATTGGTGGTTTCAATCATTTTTTCGCTTTCTTCAAAATCAAATATTACCGGTTGTCGAATATCACATATTTCTTCTAATTTATCTTTGGATGGATCATCTATTTCGTATATTTCTAAATCATTACTTGTTTTTAAATGAAACTGGACATGTAAATATACGAATAAAACAATACAAAATATAAAAAAGGCAAAAAGTATTTTCATTTATACTAATAAAAAAAAATATTTATATATTCATTTTTTTACTCATTGTTTACTTATTATTTATGATTGAAAAATCTAATCATCGCTTTTTGGCGCTAAATAAAAAACACAATGACTATCTTCCCCTAAATCATATTTGATTTTCATGGGAAAATTATTCCCAAAAGAAAACCCGATTTCACTAGACAACTTCGTGTGAACACACATTTTTTGTAAATAAGATAACCCAAAAAATAAATTCAGTTCTTCGTCATCTTCGGTAATCGAATATTCACTCAAATCGTCCACCGAAATATGAACTTTCATTTCACCATTTAATCCACTCGATATTAACGTGACATTTTCCTCATTACATTTAATATTCATAATATCACCAAAACTCGTCAGCTGTGTCATGATTTCATTTATTTTCTTGGAACTGATACTAAATTCCGCCTGATAATCCACCTCCGGGATTTCAAAATAATCACTTTCAATATCTAACAAGGTTATATTGAAAATTTTGTCAAATTCGCCTTTTTTATTCTTATCATGAATCCATTGTATTTGAATATGTTCGGGGTCATTTTCGTATTCCAATACTAATACATGATTTTCTGAGCACATCGACATGACCGTGAAAAAAATATTGGTATCAATACATATACATTCAGTATCTTCATCATTTTTTTCATAACTGGTAAACCAAGGACTCATTATTTTAATGTCAAACAAACAAATATGCGATTTATCCATACCTTGAATATACAGGTGGTCTTCTTTAAATGCGATTTTCAAGGCATTTGTACTGTTTTTTAAAAGTTGAAACAACGATACAAATAATTCTTTTTTGTGCTTTTCTTCAATGGTGACTTTCATTTTCAAAATATAATAATAAATATATAATACTATATTGATATATATTTATACCCTTTCATTATATAATAAAACAATGTACGATACAAAATTTTAAAATAACATCAACATCGCAATACTATGTGGGTCTAAGGCAACAGAAACATTACCATTATCTACAAAATCCCACGGAATTTCACCAGACTCCCAATCTTCTTCTTCGTTTGTAATTTTGGGAAATATTGTTATTTTGGGTCTTATTTTTTCTGGTCTCAATAATGCGTCAATTATTTTTTTTAATTTAGTAGACCTTTCGACTTCATTATTTGAACAAGGTTCGTCTCCATTACAACAACAATCAATGCCCTTTTTTATTTTATGATTTTTACAAAAATGAAAACTCCTTAATGGTTGTGTTGTTAATAAAAATGTTGTGAATAAAAGAAACACAAAATTCATTTCTTGTTTATTTGTATATTATATACAAATAAATATTCTTTATATCCTAATCAGAATCAACAATTTTAATTTTTTTTAGGGTCGCCTTATCAATAAAAACAGAAAGAATACTAAATAACTTTGAAAAAATAAAAGGTGCGTCATATACAAAACATTTATCTAAATTATTTGGAAATGTTTCCTTCATAATAATAGATATATTTTTTATAAACAAATAATACTTATCTATATCCATCATGGTTAAATGATTGGAATTTATATGAATAATAAAATTTTTATAATATTTAACGGTTTCTCTAAATATATTCATTATATATTCAATCAAATATTCATTCGTACAAATACCATTTTTCATAATCCATTTCAAATAAGAATAATTAATCACAATAATATTATCTTTATAAAGAAAACACGCTTTTTTCAAATAATCCTCTTGATTATTCATTCTATTTTGAATTGACACACTTTTTATATATTTATAATCATTTTTTGAAAAATATAGGTTTATGTCTTTTTGAATATTTATATTTACTATATTTTCCAATTCCATTAATATATTATATAAATACTCTTACTAAATATTTATATAATTTTTATTATAATTTACTATAAAAAAATAATTAAAAACAATAAGTTTACAACATCGCAGATGCCCTTTCTTCCTCAACTGCGGAATCGTCATTCATGAGTTCTTTTTTAACTAATTCTTTCAAGTTGGTAGATTGAATCGTATTTTTTAATTCATCATCGATAATTTCAACACCCTCGTCATCGAGTCCTGAATTATCACTGTCTTGTGCTCCGTCTAAAATTGTAATTCCACCATTCATGTTCATGTTGAAATCGGAGTTATGTAAAGACATCATAAATGCGTTATTTAATGCCGATTTGTCCTCAACATCAAAAACAATATCCGCCAATTTTTGATTCGTTTCCATGGTGAAACTCTGTAATTTCAATAATAAATCCTTCATCGTCGACAATTCACTCTTTACATATTGAATACTTTCCTCCATGGGTTTTAATTTTTCCTCTGTAACATCATTTACAATAGTTCTTTCTTCTGGTGCTTGTGTAACAACTACAGGTGCTTGTTGTTGTTTTTCAATCAACAGTTTTTGATTCTTTTCCAAAATGCTAAGGCGTTGTTCTACTTGTTGATTACCAGGTCCCGACACATTTCGAGCCTTTTCCAACGTGTCTAATCTAGAAACAATACTGTTAAATACTTGTTCATCGACCATTCGCATATTTTCATCGTAATTCATTTGTTGGTTTCCTCCACTAGAAACCGCATTTGGGTCATAATTTGAAACAATTGTCTCAACCCTTCCTAAACGCAATGTAATCAAGGCAATCGCATCCGAAATAGATAACTTGGGATTCATCGGTGGTTGTGGTGGTTCTTGTTGTTGTTGAACAAATCTTGTTTTTGAACCACTGCTGTTATAAGAAGATTGTTGTTGTGTCGACTGTGTATCACCTGCGCGTCTTTGTCTCGCCGCAGCATTTGCTCTACTTGAACTCATATGATATAGTTTATATGTCCTTTGTTTTTAACTCGTTTATTGAATATATATTCTAAATATCCTAATTAATTTTCTACACATTTTTTTTAGATATTTAAGCAATCATATTGAATTTAATCGCATCATGATGTTGATAATCGTGAAGTTCAAAATCCTCCAAAGTATAATCGTCGATATTCTCCCGCACTTGTCGAATGGAAACCGTTGGAAAAGGAAACGGCTTCCGTGTAATTTGTCTTTGTAAACCTTCGATATGCTCCTCATAAATATGGCAATTTCCCTTGAAATATACAAATTCATGCGCCTCGAGTCCACAATGTTTCGCTAGTAAATGAGTAAGAAAACTATACGATGCAATATTAAAACTCGTCCCTAGAGCCTCATCATTACTACGCTGATATAACGCACACGACAGCTTGTTACCCCCATGGACATTAAACTGGCACAAAATATGACACGGTGGTAATGCCATTTCGTCCAACTGGCAGGGATTCCATGCGGTCATTACCAGACGACGAGAATTACGTTTCGCTGGGTCTTTAAGTTGTTCTATAATATATTGTAACTGGTCTACTCCATGACCAGAATAATCGGTGTTGCAATCCCTATAGGCAGCATTAAAATGGCGCCATTGAAATCCATAGATGGGTCCCAAGTCACCCTCTTCTCTCTCTGTTAATCCATGGTCATCCAAAAAATTACGTGTCGAATTCGCATCCCAAATATGGACCCCTTGCGCATTCAAAACGTGATTACTGGTATTACCACTGATAAACCATAATAATTCCTTTAAACAAGTTTTCCAGGCTAATTTTTTAGTGGTTAAAATAGGTATTTTTCCATGTTGAAGAGAGAAACGCATACAATTCCCAAAAATAGATTTCGTTGTTCCATTACGCCCCACCTCGGTCGTTCCGTGTTCAAGTATTTGTTGAATTAAATCTAAATATTGGTTTTCTTCCTTGTTTTCATTTAGCGGTTTTTCTCTCGTTGACATATGAAAATAATTAAGAAAATAGTTTTAAATATTAAGTTATAAATATTCATTTTATATTTTATATTTTATATTTTATTTTTATTTCTTATTATAAAATATGGAAAGTTTAGATGAAACAGGAAAATCCATATCTTCAAAAATGGGATTTTTTAAATATGTATTTAACTTTGATGAAGATTCCAAGAATGACATTATGAATATAATTCAATACGCATTGTTAGCCGTTGTACCAGTTGTTTTATTAAACAAAACTATGCAAAAATTTGTACCAGAAGCCGACGAAGAAAAAGGAAGTTTCGAAATTTTAGCAGAAGTAGTCATTCAAATTATTTTCATGTTTTTGGGTTTATTAATTATTCATCGTATTATTTGCTACATCCCAAGATACAGTGGAACCAAATACCCTGATTTCAATATCAACTGTATTATTCTTTCTGTTTTAGTCATTGTTTTGAGTTTACAAACCAAGTTGGGAGAGAAAGTAAGTATTTTAGTTGACCGGGTCACTGAATTATGGGAAGGCAAAAAGGAAGACGATAAGAAAAAGGGTAAAGGAAAGAAAAACGGTGTAAAAGTCTCTCAACCAATATCGCAGGGACAAAGCGCCATGACTCAATCTTTGTATGCGGGTAGCACAAATATGGGCGCCTCTAGTGATGGCACATCGATCAGCAGTTTACCAACGATGCCAACCGCACAACAACAGTTACCTGATTACAATGCTATGCATCGCAGTGAATTCAATCCAATGCCTGGTGCTGCGACTCCTGGAATGGAGAACGGTGGAATGATTCTTGCCGCCAATGAGGTGTTAGGTGGCAGTGCTTTTGGTGCCAATTTTTAGACCATAACTGGAATTTTATATAATATAATTTGAATAATTATATAAAATTATATCTATTTAGTATATTAGTACTATTATATGACCTCGACATATATTGATGTGTTAACAGACGAAGAAATTGCTGTTATTGCCTCACTTGAATCAGTAACCCTCGCTGAACAACAATTATTAACTAGTTCAAAATTATCTAGTGTTAAATTCACCTCTGTATTGCCGGATTCCATCAAAGATACTTTAAAAACCAAACTCGGTCTTGATTTGTTTAGTATTACAGATGTTCCTATGAGTTATATTAAAGGTGATAGCAGTCCACATATTGATAAGGGGGAGTCTTCCTTTGAAAACACATATATTCTTTATTTAACCGACAGTGATGGTGAGTTTATTATCGGCGACGAATCTTATGAAATCAAAAAAGGTAACGCATATGTATTCCCGCAAGGTTTGACACATGAAACTAAAGGAACTAATGAGACATTGCGTTTAGCGATCGGTCCCATGAGTGAATCCGGATTTCCAGTTGGCGCAAATTTATTATATTATTTAACTTATGACGAGGCTATAAATCCAATAGGACCACCTTATTATTTTGATTATAATTATACAATTACAACATTACCTTCTCCATATAACACATGGAAAATCGCACCTAATAGTTCTGGGTCATCATCACAAAGTGTTGTTTACAAACCGGGGGATGTTTTAAATTCACCGGGAATTTATTATTTATACTATTCCGTCGCTTGTTTTTTGGAAGGTAGTACTATCCTTTGTTTGGTAGATAATGAAGAAAAATATATTCCTATCCAGGAGATGCGAAAGGGAACACTGGTAAAGACTTATAAAAACGGATACAAAAAAGTAGAATTAATCGGTAGGAAAATATTTATCAATTCGGGGTCAAGTATGCGCGGAGAACATCAGTTGTATGTTTGTTCCAAAGAAAAATACCCTGAATTGACAGAAGATTTAGTATTAACGGGCGACCATTCCATTTTAGTCGGCTCCATCACTCCTGAACAACGAAAACGAATGACGGAAATATTAGGCGAAATCTTTGTTACCGAAAAGAAATACCGTTTATTAACCTTTTTGGATGAACGTGCCGAACCATGGAGTTCCATGGGAGAACATACTATTTGGCATTTTGCTTTAGAAAGTGATAATATTTATGTCAACTTTGGCGTTTACGCAAATGGAGGGTTACTGGTGGAATCCTCGCCAATTCGTTTTATTCGCGACAAGGCATCTATGGAATTGATTGAATAAAAATAATACGCATATAAATATATATCAAGATAGTATAAACATATAATATACATATATTATATATTTTTAAAATGGACATTGAAAAATTATTAAAAGCACTCGACAATGAAGACAATTCCAAGTTATTGAATTTGACCAATAAAAAATTAAAAGAAATGAAATTTGAAATCTTAAAAGAATTAGATTTGACACGCAATGAACTCGTTGAATACATGACCAAACTGAAAGATTACCAATACATTGACGAAATAAATGAAATACGATATGGTAGATTTATTCGCTGGATACCACTGAAAGACCCGGAAAATATACATTTAGCAACCGGTGGCGTCGTCTGTGAAATCAAAGTGCTCGACACTGGTGTTTCCATTATTTGTAAAAATTTCGCCAAAAGACATTACCATTTGGTATTTGATGAATGCCTTATATTTCAAAAATTGACAGACCAAGAACAAGTATTATTGTCCGCTTTGGATCATTTGGATTCCACAAATGAACATACGTAAAAATAATTTTCGCAGATGTATATATACATGACTACAAATATGAATTTATGTAAATATAAGAACATGTTTGGCGAACCTGGAACAGGGGCACATTCATATCGTTTTTGGAATATTGCCGTCGTAGATGTCATATTGACTATCTTGGCCGGCCTGCTCCTATCTTGGATTACGGGTATGACCCGGGTTCATTCCATTATAACAATGTTTGTTTTAGGAATTATTGCTCATCGTTTGTTTTGTGTAAGAACCACCGTGGATAAATTATTATTTCCCAAAGGTTGAAAAATAAGAATCTTATTTTACTTTTGTAATATTTCTAATAAGGCTTCCTTGTTTATATTTTCATAATCAAACAAATATGGTTTCAACCATACGCAGGACTTCTCGCTATCTGGATTTACCTTTATCGTCTTCTTTGTCGTTTTTTTATCGCATATATATCCTTGTTCAACCAACAATGCTTCAGGTATAACATAAAAAAGTTTTTTATTATCGCAATTTAACCAATAAATATCATTATCACCTTTATCATATTGCACGAAATTTCTTTTTTTATTTATTAAACCACGATTTTTTACTATTCCAAATATAAAATTACCTTTGCGGATTGTGCATAGACCACCTACTTTTTCTTGTACTTTTTTATTTCCTATTTTGAAGTCATAAACTAATCCTTCCATATTGTTGTTATCAAACTGAATAAAGTCCAGTTTATTTTCCCTGAAAAGACGATATTCCTTTTCACGCTGTTGATAAATACATATAGGTGTGTCTATGGTTTCATATTTTGATTTATTTAATGTATTGTAAATATTATTGATTTTTTCCAAATAATTTTCATGTGTTATTTCATATTGATTATATTTAGATTTTTTGAGACCGATTGTTAGTTTGATTTGTCCTTTTACTAATTCATATGGTATTCCCCACATTTTCTTATTTTCTTCACAAATACATAAAATAAGAATATTTGAATAATCTTTATTATCCAAATGAAATCCATAATCTCTTGTAGGTTTTTTACAACTTTTTACTTGTATTCCTACCCATTCGTCGTTATCATTATTTATGGGTTTTAAAATAATATCTGCTTTACAACCATCAAATGCCTTTTTTATAATAAAATTTTCCTTGAATAAATCTATAATATATTCAATACAAGACAATTCTTGTCTAAGATGTTGTATTTTATCGTGTTTCAATTGTTCTTTTTTCTTAATAGAATTTCTTATATTTACGCAATTTGGACAAATAACCCCGGTTTTTCTAGATAAAAATACATGAAAAAATACAATATGTTCGTGACCACAAGATGCGATGTATCTATATTTTCCACGGCTCTTATTGATATTTTTGTATTCTTCTTCACTCGTTAATAGCTTACAATTTTCTTTTTCAAAACATTGGACAATATCATGATATGTTCTTTTTGACATTCTATATTATATTTAAAGATTATAATTTTTAAGTTATTTGACGCAATATTTCTAAATTATATGTTCCTTTATTTTTTCTTTTTTTCTCAAATAATAATTTTTGTTGTATTCTTTTTTTTTATCTGGTGGGATTGTCCTATCTTTTGTTTTAAGTTGTATTTCTTCCTTATGATTTTCATAATATACTTTACTTCTTTTAGGTGCCGTATATTTTTTTAAATGTTCTTTTGTTTCGATTAATTCTTTTTCCAATATAGCATTTTTTTCTTCTAATTGTTTTATTTTATTTAATAAATCTTCCATATATGATGTATTTACATATTATTTTTATATACTTTATCTTTTATCTTTTACATAAAAAATAAAATTTACGCTTCGTGTAGGGATCGAACCTACGACCTAACGGTTTTACCGAGTGATTTAAACCACTGAACAGCCGTTCTTTCTTCCACTGAAATAACGAAGCACACGGGTTGTTCACCCGTAATATAAATCATCGGAAATTCTTTATATTGTTTTTTTGTAAAATTATTTTTTATATTTTTATTTTCTTTTTTGTTTTGCGGGTTTTATTTGAATATACATGGATTCGAAGACAACCAACGCCAGTCAAGTTTGTCGACGAAATGTGTCATGGTATCGTCATACATCATTTTTGCCAACAATTTACCCGCTTTTGGATTTTTACATAACCATCGTAAATCTATTTTGTCCGGGTTTTCCTCTAATAATTTAATCGCACACGGATTCGCCGACAAATAGGTCCAGTCTATTTTTTCTGGATTTTTTTCTAATAACTCCAATGCTTTGGGGTTAGGATTTTTACATAAAGACGCCCATACTATTTTTTCCGGATTTTCCTCTAATAATTCAAGAGCTTTTGGATTCGCATTTTCGGATAACCAACACAAAGAATAAGGGTCATTAATATATTTGATATCTTCTTTAATGATTTCCAAAGCGGCATCACTTGTATTCTTGGTCAAATGCGCAAGAACGATTTGGTTGTTTTCTTTTACAAAATCTATTGCCGCGGGGTTTTCACACATTTCGTGCCAAAAGTATTCCTCTGGAGAATCTTCTTGAAACATATCATCTGGTTGATAGGGTTGGTCACCATATAAATTCTTTTTGTCATCTGCGTTATAATCATAGTCATCTTCATACGGGTCATAATCGTGTTCTTGTCTATAAAAGCAAAGATTTACTGGATTTTCTTTTAAAAACGCAATCGCATCGGGATTTGTATTTATTGACAAATTTTGCCAATGTAATATACAATAGGGGTGTATTCTTTTACCATTGTTGTATTTTTCCATATTCATTCGGTGTCGCTCTTTGATTAAACGAATTGCCTCGGGGTGTGGATTTAAACATATTTGTTGCCAATCAATCAAGCCAGATGGATGATATTCGGTAATACCGTAATCATATACAAACAAATCAATCGCTACCGGATTTGCGCTTAGTACTTTCCAATCTACCATCGCTGGATTGCGCTTTAAATAATCGACTAATTTTGGGTTTGGATTCATTGCCAAGCATTCAGGAACAATATTTTGTTTATCATTATTTATCCAACCTACGAATGACATGTTTATTTTGTTTAGAACGAGGTTTTTATAAGTGTGTTGAAATAAAATACTTATAAAAAGAAGAATCAATTTTTTTATTTGAATGTATATTATATGAATCTTAGCTTAATTCATCCAGATGATGTAGCAGAGGACCTAACTAATTATATACCTATTTATAAAAAGAATGATAACTTAAATTTCAATAATGAAAATTATACTATCAAAGATATTAGAAAATTATATGACGAAATCAGTGAAAAAACTACACCATATTATGTTTATATTCCAACAAAAAATCTTAAAAACCCATTATCCCCAAAAATATATGAACAAATGCCTGCTTATATATTGGATAACATAGTAGCAAGAGAAATAATGAAAAAAAGAAATAGTCTAATAGGAGGAAAAGACAAATCGCGTAGGCGTCGGCGCAGGAAATCTAGGAAATCCAGGAAATCCAGGAAATCCAGGAAATCCAGGAAATAAGGGTCAACCTCATTTATTACGCCGGTGACGCGTAGTGCTTTTTTTTCGGCTTACTTGGCAGTCACGGAAAAGACCGGGTATGAACTTGCCAAGCCGTATCATTTCCATCTCTGTTTTTTT